ATGTCAGCTTTGCAATTTCCCTGCACTATTTTTAAAACTCAGAAATGGATGGATGACTACGGCGCTAAAGATATGCGTTATGGCGACTTAACGGAGACACAACTGAAAACGGATTATCATCTGGTGGACGTTTCCACCAGGGCAAATCCTTACACACTGACAAAAATCACCCCGTTCAGCCAGCCGCAGTCGATGTTTCATGGCTCCCGTGGTACAGGAGAGAAAATCACCCGCCAGAAGTGCGCCAGTATTCTGTTTGATGAATTCCGCCACCTGTCCCGAGCATTTGCTACTTACGGACCATACAGACACCTGATTGAAAGAATGATTACCCATATGCAAAATGGTAACGGCACACCTTTTCGGGATATGTCTTTGGACAGGGCATTGAGGGAACAGATCATAAATGACAGATCGAGTGAAAACAGTACTCGATTGTTATTACAAAAGGCTTTTAAAGGCAATATAGACTGGACTACCAAAAGCTACCCTGAAAACAAAAAAGAAAAATTAAGAGAGGCAGTACTTGATGGGAGACTTCCTAAATTTGATAGATTACAGGATAATTTTAATGGCATGGGTATTACCGTTCACGATACCTGGGCAACTCAAATCACTATAAAATCACTTCATATCGGGAATGACCACTACCAGGCAGTTGTGCATTACAAAATCCAGGATCATTTTGGGCTGGATGATGATGATGATGATGATGATGATGATGATGATGATGATGATGATGATGATGATGATGTTTTGAAGTTTAAGTTCAACCAGTTCCGTTTTTTTCGAATTTGGTTTGTGCTCCAACGTTATAATCAATTTGGCTTTAAACCTTTCATGACGAATATGGAAGCCACAATTGAAATTTTCGGAGAACGTAATGAAATTTAAAAATAAGAAAATGCTCTACAGCCTTCTTTTGATCGGTTTCGCTCTGCTATCTTACATTATCTGGATGTCAGTGCGTCCGGTGGAAATCGTTGCAGTTCATGTTGATGGCAGTCATAGTTCAGTTTTAGTAAAAAATTTTCCTTATAGTGACAAAGGGAAAATAAACTGGTGGATAAAAAACAAGGAGATAATAAAAGAAAAATACAACATTCCAAGCCCTGAAAAAGACGGTGATTTTACTATTATTTTCTGGTTATTTGGTGACGGTTATAAACAAGAAGAAAAATATGACCGTCGTTGTTTCGGGGATATGAAACCACCTGAAAACTGCATTGATAAAAATAGAATTTTTTCAGTAGATAAAAGTCGGAATATGGGAATTTCGTTTACCACTGACAGCGAAATCTATCAGCTAAAAGGAAATGGAGAAGTTGTAAAAGTGAAACTCGAATGAAACCGCTTATCTTATTTAGGCTAACCCGGTAGAAGTAGCCTCCCCGGCATCCAGAGTAGATACAAAGCCAGGATATACAGGTCGTCAGTACAACGAGATACCACTCTGTCTACCCTCCTTCAAGATTTTCCAGGCATCACTACGCGCGCGTTGAAGGTTTTCTTTACATCACTACGCGCACGTGAACCGCAGCAGGACCGTGAGGGTAGAGTGAGGTTTACCCGTATCGCTACGTGAGCGAAACATAACTGACTCATGCACAACATGAGGTTTTTATCGTGCCCGTATGCTGTATTTTGAAAACACCCCATGCAATATACATTCAGGCAAACAATCTGACCCAGGAGAACGGATCATGAGAGGCATCATGTGCAAGATTCTGAGAGAAGGGATCAGGATGAAGTATCCGCGTGTTTCTGAGGACATGTTGGATAAACTGGCTAGGCACTATCAGCGCCAATGCGGCAGGCTACCATCCAGAAGGGCGGCGTCTCACCGGTTGGCTTCGTCCAGAGGGGGATGGTAAGTCAAACCGGCAAGGCCAATAAACGACCATAATGCACCATGCTTACCGTTTCAAAATATCCCCGGCATATCCCCGAAAAAACAAAAGGGCCAGCATTTTCATGCAAGCCCTTGATAAATCTGGTGGCCCCTGCTGGACTTGAACCAGCGACCAAGCGATTATGAGAGCCATTATACGCCATATAAAAACAATGACTTACCTTAAAATCAATAAGTTATGAAGTTAATATAAGGCAATATAGGGCAATAAACCTAATCTTCAGCGACACTTTTGTGACACATTACACTTGGATTCGTAGCTAGCTACCAGGTTGAAAACCGTTAAATTTTTTAGTAAGGCAATCATCACCAAAGAGATTTAAAATTTTACTATGTAAATCTTTATCACAAAAAATCCCATGAAAAAAATACTCTTGGTAAATACACGCATGAATAATAACCAGGTCACCTTCATAAATTACACTATGTTGAAATATGTAATCGCCGCTCATCTCGCACTTATTGTTTTTTACTTTATCTTCAAATTCATCTATGCCTAAAATGGACTTTATATTATCAAAGTCTGCGTCAAAACCTATGAATGCCCTTGGTATTATATAAATTTCTTTTGAAAAAGGCATGTTAAATGTATGATAATATAGTCCCCTTAATATACTTTCTTGATAATTTTTATGATCATTGTAATCTACTAGAGCCTCAATATTTTCCATGCCAGGAGTTAATAAATCTAACCCACCTAGCTTTCTTTTCACAACCCTGGCATCACTTGTAATTTTATTGAAGAGAGTTATATCTCTCTTCATGGCTCTAATTGTTTTATCTCTGAGCGATCTCAACTCCTTTTTTTTGTTTACATTGTTACTAGTGCCTACAAGGAAAGTAAACATTCTATTATCAAGGCTAGACTTTTTCCCATTGTGTTCATCACACGAGGGAACCTTTTTTAGGGAATGACGGAATTTATCATCGTTAGGATACAAAGAACGCGGAGGTACATGCTCTTTACTAACGGCTGCTTTTCCGCAAAAATAACAAATGCCTTTTTCTTTCATATGATTATTTCGTATTAAGAGGGTTGTATTTAAGAATATCTTCAAAATGGTCAGGTGCAAAATGCGCATATCGCATTGTCATTTTGATATCGGTATGTCCGAGTATCCGCTGTAACACCAGAATGTTGCCGCCATTCATCATAAAATGACTGGCGAAGGTATGCCGCAATACGTGCGTCATTTGACCGTCAGGAAGCTCAATTCCAGCTCGTTCAAGAGCTGAACGGAATGCGTAGTAACAGGGCGTGAAAAGTGCGCCGTTCTTTTTCGGTAGTTCGTCAGACAGCGCCTGTGAAATTGGAATAGTGCGGTTCTTCTTACCTTTAGTTTTAACAAAAGTAATGCGCTGCCCTGAAACTTGCGAACGCTTTAAGCCTTCTGCCTCGCTCCAGCGTGCGCCGGTTGCCAGGCAAAGTTTAACGATCATCAACAGGTCTTTCGCCGAGCTGGCCGTACATGCTTCTAGGAGGATATTTATTTGCTCTGCTGTCAGGTAAGCCATTTCGCTTTCATCAACGCGGAAATGGCGAACGTTTTCAAGAGGATTTGCTAATGTCCATTCGCCTAATCTTTTCAGCTCGTTAAAGACGGCAAGAAAATAAGCCAGCTCAAGATTTAGAGTGCGCGGCGCAACCTTACTGATCCGCTTGGTTCGGGCAAAATGTCCTGCAAGACGTTTAGAACGATAGGCAGTAAAAAGCTGGGCATTGAATTCTGAGGCAAGCGGGAAGCCCATACATTCACACGCCCAGGTCATTGTGCTCCGGCGTTTTTCTCCGTCCTTAAGCGTGATGCCGTGGCGGCTGAACCATAATTCAACGAGATCGGTTAACCGACGTGTTTCCTTCGCTTCGCCCAGCAAGGGGGCAGCTTCAATTTTCTCAAGCGTATAGTTCTCAAACGCCAAAGCTTCGCCTTTGGTTGAGAACTTTTTACGGACGCGCTTACCATCTTTTCCGCTACTACGATCAACAGTATAAAAATCAGCGATCCATTGACCGTTAGGGAGTTTCCTGACTGGCATAATTAGCTGTTTAAAATCCTTTGTTTTTGTTGCTGGAACTCTTCATCGCTCAAAATACCTTTCTCTTTTAGCGCGGCAAGGCGTTCTAGCTGTGAGACAACATCAGTTGAGACGCTGATTTCTGCGGATCGCGGCTTTTCGTCAAGGGCATTACGGGTGGCATTGATGAGATTAGTGAAGGGGACAACAGTACCTTTTTGTACGTTCTTAATGGTGTAATTTTGTCCGCTTGTGCTGATAGAAATTTCGCCAAGTAGTACGCCGGTTTTACCTCCGACACTGACGACGTTTTTGAGATTTACATCAACCTGCTTAACGCCAAATATCATCCCTTTGTCCAGGAAGATAATGCGGTGATTAGTCAAAGTAATTAGCCAGGTATTTCCGTCCATCATGCCGCTGGCAATGGCTAAAGGTTGCTCCGACGCATTCAGGATTTTAGGCAGGTGAAAAAATTCTTTCTTTGTTCCAAAAGGAATATCGCCGACGACCTGCGCAAGCCTTTTAAATTCTTCTTTTAATTGTGTTTCAGTCGCTTTTGCATAGTCTAACATAATCAATCCTTTAGCTAATTTATTGTCAAAGCAACGCGGCCAATCATATTGATTTCATCAAGTGAGCAGTCGAAAGATGATCCTGCACCAACACCGGACACGCGTACTTTTTTAACAGGAATACGTGTAAGTACTCTTACGCTGGTTTTGCCTTCAATCTCAATCAACCAACTGTTATCGTAAATTTCGCCAAAATCTTTATCGATAATGTATTGAGTCGTACCTTCCACTACGCATACAGGGCTTTTCGGTATGTCTTTGCCAGGCAGAAACACATTCTTATCAAGTGTAAAAGTACCGTTATCAAGAAGCTGTCCATCAACGATTCTATAGCGCGGGATAGTCATTAAGTCTGACTCACCGTCATTGTGCCTTAGCCCATTACCTGTAGCCAGCCATTCCAGTGTCGCACCGGTTTCAGCCATACATCTCACTACAACATCAGCAGGGAAAAAATCACGCTTGTAACGATTGGCGAGACTACTACTTGCAATCCCCAGATGGTCGGCAAGAGCGAGTTTCGTGCTAAATCCATACGCTTCGATAACCCGGTCCAGAACTGCGGATCCGCCTTGAGTGAAGTTTATTTGTAGGTTCACGAAATTTTAACCTTGCATGTTTTCACGAAGTGAGTTTAAACTTCATTTTGTAGGTTTAAGGAAACATTGACACATATTGCCCGATATTGACCTATCGGATTAACTAACGGAGTTTGCCCCATGCGTCCCAACATTACAATTGTGATACCTGAGCCCTATTTGCCATTAGACGAGTATTGCCGCCGGACCGGGACCCAAAAGGAAACGGCTAAGAACATGATCGAATACGGAAAGTTGCCCATTAAGCCAAAAGGAAAACAGAAAAAGAGCCTGGTCGAAGTCAATATGGCAGCACTTACCATTCAGGCATTAAGTGAATGCAATATTTCACTTCAGGCTTGAAAAAATCGTATCAGCTAGGATGACGTGAATCATGTTTGATTATCAGGTTTCCAAACAACCGCACTTTGATACTGCCTGTAAGAACTTTGCCAGTCGCCATAACCTCCGTGAGCTGGCCGACAAGCTGGGAATGAACCATCAGACCCTGCGTAACAAGCTGAACCCGGATCAGGTCCATCAGCTTACCGCAATGGAAATAGCCGCAATCACCGATATTACTGAAGACGCCACTTTGATCGACGGCCTGCTGGCGCAAATGAAATGTATGCCGGCTGTGCCGTTAAACGAAGTCAAAGCCGAACGCATGACACATTACGTTTTGCAGGCAACATCAGAAATAGGGAAGGTTGCCGCTGCCGCTGTATCGGGCCAGAAGCTGACCGCATCCGGCAAAAGCGCCTTTATGGAAAATATTAACGCGGGTATCCGCTGCCTGTCGTTAGTCGGTTTGAGTGTTCAGACCCGCGTACATTCCAGCCCTGCATTGGCTAACACCGTGGATGTCATCAGCGGCCTGAGTGCCTCAATCGGGTTGAGCTGAACATGACGACAATCTCAATGGCTTCCCTGTTGAAGCGTCAAAGCCCGTCAGTATCCTACGGCCACGGCTGGATTATGGGTGAAGACGGTAAACGCTGGCATCCGGTTTTGAGTGAAAAGAAATCAGCTGTTAATAAGAAAACAAAGAAAAGAGGTCAGTTATGGCTATCGAAGCTGAATCCGCACTGGTTGCAATAACCACGGGTAAAAGGGCCGCTGGCCTGAATCACGTTGCTGAATTGCGTACAAGATTATTTGGCGATAATAGCGAAAAAGATATTTCCCGATTTATGGATGATATGCGTGATGTCAGGGACAGTAATTATCAGGAAAATAAACGGGCATTAAGCGCCATTTTTTATCTGGCAAATATTAAGACCGACCGCCATGAGCTTGATTTTAATGATCTGACCACTGATGAAAGAAATTCGCTTATCCGTGCGATGAATCATTTCCGTGCAGTCGTGAGTTTATTTCCCAAAAGATTAACGCTGCCTAATTAATCACCCTTATTTAAATAAATGACGTCAACCCGTCGGGCATTGCTTTGCCCAAAATCAGGAGTAACACGATGAATAAAGAACAGGTTTACCCATCAGCCAATGATATTTACCTCAGTCAGCTGCTTTTGGACGCCCGCAATCAGGAGCGCAAAGATAAAGCGCTGGCGGTTTCAATTCGTCTTGAGGCACTGGCAATTACCATTTGCCGGAAAGAGCTGAACCATAAAGAAGTTGCAGAGTTGCTGCGTCATGAGGCGTTACGTTTTGAGCATGAATCACAGGAGCTGCATTAATGGCTGACATGATGGATTTGGTACAGCAACGTACCGAAGAAATGCTGGCGCGCAATATTGCGCTGGTCACTCACCGCCCGGTGACGGTTAGCGCCTCTTTCTGTGAAGACTGCGATTCAGCAATCCCTGAAGCGCGACGCCGTGCAATGCAGGGTGTTACCCGCTGCGTTGCCTGTCAGGAATTTACTGAGATGAAAGTTAAACAATAACAATGAGGTGTGATATGAGCGTAATTCATAGTTAAAAAATAGATCCGATTTATTTTAATGCGGTTGTCAGCGGAGACAAAAAGGCAGAGTTGAGAGTAAATGATCGCGATTTCAAATGCGGTGACTTCCTGTTACTCCGTGAATGGGATGGGGTATATAAAGGTTCTAAATTATTAGTGAAAGTTACGCATATTTTACCGTTGGGGATTTTTTCTATTACCAGTGGCTGGGTAGTGTTGTCGATTAGCCCGATTAATGAAAATGATACTCAGTTGATAATTAACTCTCATATTGAGGGCGAGCAATGAGCACTATCCTTAAATGGGCGGGCAACAAAACCGCCATCATGCCCGAACTGAAAAAGCATCTGCCTGCTGGCCCGCGACTGGTTGAACCGTTCGCGGGTTCCTGTGCCGTGATGATGGCGACGGACTATCCGCAATATCTTATTGCCGATATTAATCCCGACTTGATTAATATGTACCGGGTTATTGCTAAAAACCTCTTTGGATTTCTTGCTCAAACCCGCGAGTATTTTCGAGATTTCAATAACGCCGAAGGCTATTACTTAATTAGAGAGCGTTTTAACTCCAGCACGGAACTGAGTGATATTCAGCGTGCAGCCTGTTTTTTTTATTTAAACCGCCATTGTTATCGCGGGCTTTGTCGGTATAACAAACAGGGAAAATTTAATACGCCGTATGGCAATTATAAACAGCCCTACAATCCCGTTGATGAAGTCTTTGCTTTTGCTGAGAAAGCGAAACGTGCCACCTTTATTTGTGCCAGCTATGACGAGACGCTGGCGATGTTGCAGACGGGCGACGTTGTTTACTGCGACCCACCCTACGATGGCACATTCAGCGGTTATCACACTGCCGGTTTTACAGAGAGCGATCAGTATCATCTGGCCTCTGTTCTTGTGCGCCGGTCATCAGAAGGCCATCCGGTTATCGTGTCCAACAGCGACACTCTGCTGGCCCGTTCCCTTTATCGTGATTTCACCTGCTACCGTATCACCGCAAAGCGTAGCATGGGCGTGGCTGCGGGTGACGGTAAGTCGGCAGTGGAAATTATCGCTGTTTCTCAACCCCCTTACTGGATTGGTCTTGATCCTGCCGGTGCTCCTGACCGCTGTGCTTTTCATGAGGTGCGGGTATGAATGCAATCGAGCAGGGACACGCTTACCCGTGGAACGCACCACGGGAAGCCATCGCCAGCCCTTATCTGACTTACGAAGAGATTCGCCGCCGTGATCGACTGATCGCGGCTGTTTCACATGCGCGTGAGTTACTGGAGGCACAGCCCGCGATTGTGCGTCTTGATATCAATCGCCGCCTCACTGAGCTGGAAAAAGAACATGGGGTTCAGCGGGCCAATGCCTACTTAACGAAAACGTTCGTTGAGCGGACATTGCCACGCCTTGAGCAGGTCAATGCACAGTATCGCCTGGATGAAATGGACGTCAGCACATTCAGACTGCTGTCGGATAATGCTGAAGATAGCGGGCGTGCGGTCGGGACGCTGTGGGAGCTGATGCGGCGCTTTAACCGGTTGCCGGAAATGGCGCGGGCAGATGTCGATCTGCTGGCCGGGGATATCGCGCATTTTATGCTGGCCGAAATGGTTCAGGCCCACGGGCAGGCGGGCGACCAGTCAGATTATCAGTACACGCACCGCCTTTATATGACCGCCGCCGCCATCACCCGCGAACTGAAACAAACCCCGCCGCTGTGGGAAAAAGTGACCTCCCGCCTGTTTGACCCGGAAGAAGTGACACCGGCGATCATGCGTATGCAGATTGAAAAATGGTGGAAAGGACGCCTGCGTCGCGTCGCGGCATCGTGGCGTGAACATCTTCAGATTGCGCTGGCGAACGTCAGCAAAAAAAAGACGCCTTACGCCAGCAGCATGACCGTTATCGAATGGCGGGAACAGAAGCGGCGCACCCGCGAATTTCTCAAAGGAATGGAGCTGGAAGACGAGGAAGGCAACCGCATCAGCCTGATTGAAAAATACGACGGCAGCGTGGCAAATCCGGCCATACGTCGCTGTGAGCTGATGACCCGCATCCGTGGCTTTGAAAATATCTGCAATCAGATGGGATATGTTGGCGAGTTTTACACCCTGACCGCTCCATCTCGTTATCATGCCACCATTAAAACCGGCCACCGCAACCGTAAATGGAATGGTGCCAGCCCGGCAGACACACAGCGCTATCTTTGCAGCGTCTGGCAGAAAGTCCGCGCAAAGCTGCACCGTGAAGATATCCGCATTTTCGGTATCCGCGTGGCCGAACCGCATCACGACGCAACGCCGCACTGGCATATGCTGATGTTCATGCTGCCTGAAAACGTTGAGCGGGTTCGCCAGATCCTGCGTGATTATGCGTATCAGGAGAACAGCGGCGAGCTGACCACGGATAAAGCCCGTAAGGCACGCTTTCACGCTGAAGCCATTGACCCGGAAAAAGGCAGCGCAACCGGCTACGTGGCGAAGTACATCTCCAAGAACATCGACGGTTATGCGCTCGACGGCGAGCTGGACGACGAAAGCGGGAAAGCACTGAAGGAAACCGCGCCCGCCGTTTCTGCATGGGCAGCGCGCTGGCGTATCCGTCAGTTTCAGTTTATCGGTGGTGCTCCGGTGACGGTTTATCGGGAACTGCGGCGCATGGATGACAGCAAAGCCGCGCAGGGCTTAAGCGTGGAGTTTGCTGCGGCGCATGATGCGGCTGACGCCGGTGACTGGGCGGAATATGTCAATGTACAGGGTGGCCCGTTTGTTCGCCGTGACGATCTGGCCGTGCGTACCTGGTATCAGGCGAGCGAAGATTACAACGAATACGGCGAGGAAACGCTGCGTATTAAAGGTGTCTACGCCACATCCGTTGGAGACGATACCCCGATTTTAACCCGCCTGACACAGTGGAAGATTGTCGCCAGGCGGGCCGTTGATTTGGCCGTTGACCTTCAGGGCGCGAACGCGCCCTCTCGGAGTTCTGTCAATAACTGTACGGGGAGATCGGGATCTGAGGATCTGACGAGGCCGGACAGATTGCCGGTTGTGGACTTTGAAGGTATGAGCAGGAAAGAACGGCGTAAATATCTGACGAGGATTCGTGCAGAGCAACCCACCGCCGCGCCTCAAGTGTTCAGGCGTTCAGATAAAGAGGAAGCGGCCTGTGCCCGTGTTACAGGGCAAATCCGCGATATCTGCGGTGAAACCATCAGCCGGGGGCTGGCATCCCGCCTTACAGGTGGCACCGATACAAAGATTGCCGGTCAGTGGTTCAGTGCGACCGCACTGGGGGAACTACTGCGACCACGGAGCAGAGGCAGGGCAGAAGCGGTAATGGCGAGATTTAACAATCTGGCGAATCGGGTAAAAACCAGGAGTAATCTGCTTTAACAGTAAAAAAGGATTTCACAATCTTACAAAATTCTTATACTGTATTTATGTACAGTATTGTGTATTGAGGGGAAAATGGACGAAGAGTTAAAAGAACAGGTCCGGCTGGAACGTGTTGAATTGATTGCAAGACTTGCATCAGAAGGTGTTTGTCGGGAGAGAGACAGGGAAATCGCATTGAATCTCATTGCGGAGATTGCAGCGGACAGCATATTAAAAAACAGACAGTTTTCAGTCATCTTTTCAGCAACTCCCTTTAGTAATTAAAGGTACTGCTTATGCATGCTGCTGAAAGTAATAACGAAGCATAAAGTGGGCAGAAGCGAGGCTGAGCAATTCGCATGGCCCCTAAGCGCAGTAGGGAAATAGCATTGTCTTTATTGCTGAATATATATTAAGAAATACAAAAACAGAATTTCTTCATCAATGTTATTTGTGGGAGTAATCTCTAACATCAATATTATGAACGGCTCATTTAAGATGACTATTGATTTTCCGATATTAAAATTTATAAGGATTTCATATCCTTTACAGAAAAACGATAAAATCATACCTTTTATAAATTCAAAAAAAATTCTGTAAACTTGATGTAATTTGCAATTTAAAGTTGCATGAGGGATTTCAAAAAAGATTAATAGGAAAAATATGCATTAACGTGCGTTTTTGATAGGTATATTCTATCATTATTGGTTTGTTTTAACTTTACTGTAGCGAATCAAGTAGTATTTGAAGGGATTTCATTGTAATGTAACAACTAAAATTATTAAGTAATATATTATTAATATTTGTTAGGAATAGCTAATTATTCTTAATGGTTAAATTAAGAGGTCCTGATGAAAAAAATTGAAGATGTGAAAGAGAGTTTGAGACATAAAGAAGTAGAATATCTTGAACTTGCCAAACTTGAGTTAGATGTTGAAAACCCGAGGTTTGGAGAGGATATATCTTCTTCTAATACACAAATAGATGTATTGAATAATATAGTAAAGAATTATGGCGTAACTGATGTTATTAGTTCCATAGCGGTAAATGGTTATTTTTCAGCAGAACCAATGGTGGTAAAAAAACTTGCCAATGGTAACTTTACTGTAATGGAAGGTAATAGACGACTTGCTGCTTGTCTAATACTAATGTCAGATGATCGCGCGAGAGACCAGATTAATCTACATCAGCAATATATAAATCAGTATATTAATCATGGATCTCCGGCTATTTCTCCTATCCCGTCAATTGTCTTTGAAGATGGAGACCTTGTCGATAAAAAGTCTTTAATTTCATATCTTGGTGTCCGACACATAGTATCGACTAAAGATTGGGATTCTTATGCTAAAGCAGCATGGATAGCTCGGACAATAAATGAAGGGGATATGTCTGTATCCGATATCTCAACAATGATAGGGGATCGTCATAGCACTATTAAAAGACTACTTACAGGATATCATTTTATCAAACAGATGGAAGATACAGGTAAATATGATAAAGCGGATAGTGTAAAAAAGGGAAGGGGAAGTAATACTAGTTATCCGTTTTCATGGGTATACACGCTTTTAGGATATAAAAGTATTCAAGATTTTGTAGGCTTATCAGATGATCCTACTTCTGCAAATCCTATACAAGACAGCAAGATTGAGAACGCTAAATTGCTAATGACAGCAATGTTTGGTAATAAAAGAAAAGGTTTAAATTCACAAGTAAAAGATTCAAGAAATTTAGGTGTTCTCGCTGAAGTAGTTACATCGCCTGAGAAAATAGCTCTCTTAAAACAAGGCAAGGATGTTGAAGAAATTGCAGATCTAACTCAGCCTATAGGTGAGCGGCTTACAAACCTGATGTTAGATGTTAGAACAAATCTTGACGAATGCGTTAGCAGGATTGGAAGAGAGGATTTACCCCGAGATGTTGCTATAGACATTTTAGGGTATATAGATCAAGTTGGTAAGCAATTCAGGACGTTTCGTACCTCAGTACAAGATACAATTAATGGCAAAGAGAATGAGGATTTTTAATTGTGAATTATGGACAACGCAATAGAATCCAGATGTATTCAACTGATGCTGATCAGGCAGAATTTAATGCATTATTAGATTATAATGCCTCTATTGATTCTGGAATAGAAGATGATAGGATTGCTGGTTCCATTCAAGACGAAATTGATGATTTAGATGGCCCGCAAGATGAAGAGTGGATGATCAAAGATCATGGTAAAGATATTATTGTAGGAAAAATTGCCGAACATATCGAATGGCGATCATTACTCTTAGAAGACTATTATCCTTTTGAATATAAAGATAATCACTTAACGCTCAAAGATGATCCTTCTATTGTTTATTTATTCTGTCTTTGTATATCGGTATTCGGTGATTTAACTAAAGGAGATAATGTAAAATTACCAAGAAAGTTCGAATTAATAGCAGGGGAACTATTCACAAAATTTTTTAGCCCTAATGCTAAGCATATGCATACAGGTTGGCCTCGTTCTGATGGAAATCCCACAAGCTACATTGAGTTAGCGCAGAAGCTTAATAAAAGCATTTCGGAGAGCACTTTCGAATGGAAATGGAGAACAGAGCATGGTTTAACTGATAATGATGCTGTAAAAATTAAGGATAGTGGCGTTGATTTTGTCTCATGGATAGATTTCCTTGATAGAAGAGATGGACGTCTATTTGCACTTGGGCAATGCGCATGTGGTAATGATTGGCCGACAAAGTTTAATGATATTAAATTAAAGGCTTTGCAACAATGGTTTCATCCTCTAACCTATATTGATTGTGTAAAAGTATTCTCAACTCCATACATCTTAGTCGATGAGATGGTTAAGCTGGCTAGTACTGAAGCAGGTATCGTTTTTGATAGAATAAGAATGACCATTGCATATGAAAAATACAAGAATGACTTTCTGACTCTGCAAGATGATATTATGGAGCTTATTGAATACTGTAAGGCAAAAAAAATGAACCCATAGGGCTCATTTTTCTGACCAGATATCCGGCATAGATTTTACTACAGCTTCAAACAACGGTGGTGGTACTGCATTACCCACAACTTTATACCTTTCTTTCATCAAGGTATTGGGACCATAGTAATCAACATCAGGAAAAATAAGATCTGCACCATGTTTAGTATATTCTTTGCTGAAGCCTTGTAATATTGCAGCTTCTCTGAAAGAAAAACGCCGCGCGGGTTTTTCATTTACAAAAGACCATTTGTCAGTCTCTATTTTTTTTAGTTCGGGACTGACAGGATGCAATGGTATATGTCTAAGGTTGCTAACTATCGTTTTACTAACTTCATTCCAATCACGACGGCGATTTCGGGACAGATAATACCAATGAAACACATCGTCGCAGTATTCGCCTACAGGCCATTCAGGTAAACCCTTTAACGCCTCTCCAATTGTTACGAACGGCTCTGGTGCACCGTCACCATGAGTTGGTTCGGGGAATTGATATTTTTCGCCCAGATCGTTTCTAATTCCGACTATAATTAATCTTTTTCTTTCTTGCGGTACGCCATAATGATGGGCATGTATTACTTTCCAATCGACATCATAGCCTACGTCTGTTGCACTTGAAAATCGTTCAAGTTGATCTTTTAATAGATGCTGGAATGTAATGTTACGCATTCCTGATACATTTTCTACAATAAAAGCCTTAGGCTTAATCAAGGACAGAGCACGAGCAAACTCTTTATAAAGAAAATTTATTGAACGATCGGCTTGTCTGACACCACCTTGGCTAAATCCTTGGCATGGGTAACATCCCACTAACAATTCTGCGTCAGGGAAACTTGTAACTTTTCTAATGTCGCCCAGCAAATAATCTGTTTCAGGCTGATTGGCTAAATAAACCTCTTTTGCATATGGCAGAATGTCATTAGCCATGACCACGTCGAAACCGGCTTTAACCAAGCCTGCATCAGAGCCACCACACCCCGAAAATAATGAAACAGCTTTAGGCATACTTCCTCCCCGATAGAGAAGACATTATAACTTTTTAGACGTCAAGCTTACAGTGATAGTTTGCTTCCAAACAAACCGCATAAAACTGCATCTTTATGCATGAAATTGCATGCTTTTTCGTCACTTCAGATGCTTGCTCAGGGTCAGTTACAGCACGGCATCAATGTCGTAATGCCATTGCATTAAAAACGCCCTATGAAGCGGGCAGGCGTGGCGGGGATAGCATTGCGCGCTGAGGGGGTAAACATGTATGCAGCAGGCGGCGTCAGCGGCACCCTGGCGGGCGCGATGATGAAGGGTGAAACCATTCGTTGTTGAAGCTGACAGACTGCATCAGGGCTGTCTGTATGCGTCTGGTATCATGAAGGGATGCTGTGATAGGGTATTGTTGAATACTGTTAATATTTCTGAGGGGTAGAATGGACACTACAGAGCAACTAAACGGAACTTATTTTTATAAAGGTATGCATAACCTCAAAGCAGGTGAGCTTTTTTTCTGGATTTTTCTGGAGGAAGCTCAAAAACAGCTTGGTGTTGAAGACATTGCCACACTGGCCCTTGTCATAATTGGTCAGCCTAATCTTGCCACCAGAAGAAAGCCGGGTGGCACAACTGGCGGTACATCCATATTAAGTAGTAATCTGAGGCACTGGCTTAATTTTCGTGTTCACCGCTGGCCTACGCTAACAAACGAAAGTATTAAAAACCTACGTTTCAGTTACGTTAATAATCTGGGGGCTTTCGTCGGTCGATGGGTGCCAATACTGGGCATTGCATACCTCATGAATGATGTTACACGGATAGCCTGGAGGGCAACTCACACTTATAACTCTATTGCCAGAGGTGGCGATAAGCTATGGAACTGAAAGAAGATATTGCTGCCAGCGTGATAAGCTGGTACGAAGAAAACTATAATTTGAAGCCATTATTTGCTAAAAAAAAACCGGTCCTTACGTCTGAAACCAGCCTTTCCACCGGAGATTACCCGTGGGCCAGAGAAACCGGCGACGATATAATGAAAGACTACTTCAAACGCTTCAATATAGACGAGTCTGGCTTCGACTTTTTCAAGTATTGGCCGCCAAGTAAAGGCCTGATCCCTAACTTTTTGCGGCCCAGAGAGTTTAAGGTTGAAAGCAGGAGAGCGGAGCCATTAACCATCGCTATGTTGATTGAATCTGCTAAAGCAGGCCGCTGGCTTTACTGAATGGCAAAACGCCTGCAAAAGCAGGCGCTGTGTATTCAGTTTATTAACGTCGTTTCCAGCGAATACCCCCGGAATGCGATCACCTCTTCCCCCATCCAGTCGTTAATCTCCTTGAACCTTTCCTGTAACGGCGTCAGTTCATTTCTGACAAACACCTGCGACGCCTTCACCGCATCCCCGAACCCGCCGGAGTTATCCGGGATAATCCCCATCATCTGCGGCGGCACGCGGTGCGCGCTTAACAGGTCGTCGCGGCTGGCCTTCTTGATGTTAAAAAAATCATCCTTTGTCGCCACTTCACTGAGCGGCAGAATTTTAATACCGTCCGGCTTGCCGTTGGGCGCGTACATAAACAGGTTGCGGAAGTTCCCCAACCCTTTGGTGTCGCGCATCGCCTGACGCATCCGATCGACATCGCTGGAGCTTTGCGCCGCGTCGGTCATATACAGGATGTAACCGGCGTGTGCGCCGTTCTGGTAATACTTGCGGCGAAACAGCGTGGCCGCTTCATTGAGCCAGGCAGAGTTAAGCGCGCTGAGGTATTCCGGCAGGCCGTACAGCTCCTGATTAATGTCCGGCTCTATCAGGTGAAACACGCTACTGGTGGCGAACTGGTACGGCTCCTTCCAGTCATTGATAAACCAGTAATCACCTTCCTTAACCCCCTTACGGGTGAATTTGGCCGGTGAGGTTTCCAGTCGCCACGGTTCGCCCAGCCCGTTGCGCCTGAGTTCGGTAAAGGCATTGCCGAACACCAGATAATCCAGCGCAAAGCGGCTGAAATCCTGCTGGCTCATCATCGGATGCGGGATAAAGGTTGAGGCCAGAATGTTACGCTTCACGTAAATCGGCGAGCTGTGATGCACCGCCGAACGCAGGCTTTTTGCCAGCCCGTGGAAGCTGACCGGCGGCTCATACCAGCGCCCGTTACCGATGCACTCCGCGTAATCCAGAATATCGCGCTTATCCATCACCGGCGTCGGCTCGCCAAAGGTGAACGCCTCAACCGGCTGCGGCGCGGCCTGTTTTGCCCTGAATGTCTTACGGCTGCGTTTGTTCATCAGTAAAATTCCAGAATTGAAGGGTTAGCGCCGCCGCTGGCGGCGGTCAGCGGTTCGTTTAACAGCGCGTGCATAATGGCCCAGGCGACGTCGGCATGGCTGGCGTCCTCGCTGCGGCTGGCTTCGTAGGTGGAGCGGTTGCCGCTGGCGGTCATGGTCTTACGGATAGCCATAAAAGACTGCGTGATATCTGTGCTGCCCGCGTCGTACTCCAGCCGTCCGCTGCTGATGGTGTCCTTTGCCTTAAGCACCATTGCGGTTTTCACCTCCGGCGAGTAGCGGATCTCCCTTGCCGCCGGGTAAAACTGGCGGACCAGCTGAAAAACCCCCTGGCCGATGCCGGTGGCGTCCACGCCGATATACTCCACGGTGTATTTTCGGGTTAAGTCCTCAATGGATTTCGCCTGGGCGGCAAAGTCCATGCCGCGCCACTGGTGACGCTCCAGCACGCGGAACTTGCCGCCCGCAACCAGCGGCGGCGCAATCACCGCACAGCCCGCGCTGTCGCCGGTGTGCGAGGGATCGTAACCAATCCACACCGGGCGATAATCGAACGGACGCAGGGCGTAAGGGTTAAAGTCGGTCCATTCCTCCAGGCTGTCGATCATGCAGGTCTGCAACTCGGCAAACGGGAATACGCTCGCCTCATCGTCCACAAACTCACACATTAAGAGGTTCTGATATTCAGACGGGCTGTACTCCAGCGACAGCTGGTCGAGGTCAAACAGGTTACAGCCGCCGGTCAGCGCGTCCTCAACGGTAACAATCTGCCGCCACTGGCCGTCACCGCACAGCGCGCCTTTCGCCAGATGCGAATGCGACAGGTCCAGCTCTATACGGTCGTCCTTACTGCGCCGCCCTTTGTTAAACAGCTCCCCCGACCAGAACGGATAGGCACTGTGCGACAGGCTCGACGGGGTGGAAAAGTAGGTGGTGCGCCATTTTTTATGCAGCGACATGCCGCTGGCGACCTTACGCAGTTCCTGAAATTTCGGTATCCAGAAATATTCATCCAGATAGAGGTTGCCGGTATAGCTCTGCGCGGTGCGCACGTTGGTCCCCAGGAAAATCAGCCGTGCGCCGTTTGGCAGCACAACCGGATCACCCTTCAGGTCAACGTCAACCTGTCGGGCAAAGTCAATGATGTAGTTTTTAAAAACGTGCGCCTGCGCCTTGCTGGCCGATAAAAATATCTGGTTGCGCCCGGTGGTCAGCGCATCAATCAGCGCCTCGCGGGCAAAGTAGAAGGTGGCCCCAATCTGGCGGGATTTGAGAATGTTACGGATACGGTGCGCCAGCCCGGCCCGGTGCCAGTTGAGCTGGTACTCAAAGCAGTTATCCATAAACAGGCCGGTGAGTCTGTCGGTCTGTTCCTCGCTGAAGACGTTTTTAATCACCGGCTGGCGCTCGCCCTTATTGCGGTTGCGCACGTTGGGATTAAGGTCGGCCTCGTTGCCCGAGCTGCGGTAGCGCTCCACGCGGGCCAGCCGCTCAATCTGACGGCCCAGCGCGTCGATCTCCTTGTAATCCCCGTTGCCTTTAACCTCCTTCATGACGAGCTGGATTAACCGCGCCTCCATGCTGGCTTCCACGCGGCTGATGGGGGCGATGTCTTCCCATGCGTCGCGCTGTTTCCAGCTCTGCACGGTCGGCGTTTTCTGTTGCAGCGTCTCCGCAATCTGGCGCACGGAATACCCCTGCCAGTAAAGCAGTGCCGCCTGACGGCGCGGATCGCTGAGGGTGGTTGCTGGTCTTTTCATGCTGATAAGGCTACCGGGGCGCAAAAAGACGCGCCTGCTGTCGCTGTTTGCTGGCGGCTGAACGGGCTGGCTTTCGTTGAGCGAATGGACCATGACGGGGAAACTGGCCCGACCCGAACCCATCCACAACCGGAGCCTGATAAATGGCAACAAAAGCAAAGCGTTTTCGGATTGCAGTCGAAGGCGCAACCACCGACGGTCGCCAGATTTCCCGCGACTGGATTTCGCAGATGGCGAAAAGCTACGACCCGGCGATGTACGGTGCGCGCGTCAACATGGAGCACATCCGGGGCTACGCCGCCGACAGCACCTTTCGTCGTTTCGGGGACGTCACCGCCGTTGAGGCAGAGGAAATTACCGACGGCCCGCTGAAAGGCAAGCTGGCGCTGTATGGCTGGATTGACCCGACGCCGGATCTGGTCGAACTGACCAGAGCGCGCCAGAAAATCTACACCTCCGTTGAGGTGAATCCGAAATTTGCCGACACCGGCGAGGCGTACCTGATCGGTCTGGCCGTCACCGACGACCCGGCGAGCCTCGGCACGGAGATCCTGAGCTTCAGCGCCACGGCGTCAGTGAACCCGCTGGCCTCGCGCAAGCAGCACAAAGGCAATCTGTTTACCGCTGCGGAAGAAACGCTGATTGAGTTCGAAGAGGTTGAGGATGCGGTCCCGTCGCTGCTGGCCCGCGTCAGCGCGATGTTCTCCGCGAAAAAGAAAACCGACGTCGAGCGCTTTGCCGACGTCAGCGCCGCCGTTACCACCGTGGCAGAGCAGGTGCAGCAGAACGGTGAAGCACAGACACAAAAACTCTCTTTGCTTGAGCTGGCGTTAGCCGGGCGCATTGACGCACTGGAACAGCAGGCCGGAGAGGACCGCACCGCCTTTGCCGCGCTACAGGCACGGCTGGGTAAAACGGATAGCGGCTTTTCCCGTCGTCCTGCCGCCACCGGCGGCGATAACAAAGCCAGCGTGCAGACCGACTGCTGACTGAACATTTAACCGAATACAGGATTGCCAATGCGCCAGAACACCCGCTTTAAATTTAACGCCTTTATGACCCGCCTCGCTGAACTGAACGGCGTGGAAACCGGCGACATGAACAAGAAGTTTACCGTGGAGCCGTCGGTCACGCAGACGCTGATGACCCGCGTACAGGAGTCATCAGACTTTTTAACCCGCATCAACATCGTGCCGGTGGCCGAAATGAAGGGGGAAAAAATCGGTATCGGCGTGTCAGGCTCCATTGCCAGCACCACCGACACGGCAAACGGTGACGAGCGTGAAACCGCTGACTTTGCCGCGCTGGACAGCGAAGGCTATGAGTGCGGTCAGGTGAACTATGACTTTCATATTCGCTACAACACCCTTGACCTGTGGGCGCGCTATGAAGATTTTCAGGCCCGCCTGCGCGACGCCATTATCAAACGCCAGAGCCTGGACCGCATCATGATCGGCTTTAACGGCGTGTCCCGTGCCAGAACCTCCAACCGCACTAAATACCCGATGTTGCAGGACGTGGCGGTGGGCTGGTTGCAGAAGTACCGCAACAACGCGCCAAAGCGCGTGATGAACAAAACCACGAACAAGGACGGCAGCGTATCCGACGGCGTGCTGGTCGGTGAAAACCGCACCTGGGTAAATCTCGACGCCGTGGTGATGGATGCCACCAACACGCTGATCGAGCCGTGGTATCAGGAAGACCCGGAGCTGGTCGTCATCTGCGGTCGTCAGCTGCTGGCCGACAAGTATTTCCCGCTGATTAACCAGACGCAGGCCAACAGCGAAATGCTGGCGGGCGACGTCATCGTCAGTCAGAAACGCATTGGCAACCTGCCCGCCGTGCGCGTGCCGTACTTCCCGGCGGACGCGCTGCTGATCACCCGTCTCGACAACCTGTCGATTTATTTTCAGGAAGGCACACACCGCCGCATGATCGTCGAAGAGGCGAAGCGCGACCGCATCGAAAACTACGAGTCCATCAACGAGGACTACGTGGTGGAAGATTATGCCGCCGGTTGTCTGGTTGAAGGGATCGTCCTGTCCGATTTGCCGGATGAAAAGAAAGCCGCCGCCGCTGATGCAACCGCCGCCGCTGATACAACCGGCGCTGCTGATACAACCGACGGTGCTGATACAACCGACGGTGCTGACGCAACCGGCAGCGCTGCCGACACGTCGAAGGCATAACGCATGTTAAGCCCTGCCCGGCGTCACCTGATGCGAATGGAGGCGATGGAAGCCTCACAGCTGGCCGGTAATTCGTTGCGCCACGCCAACGGCTACGAGCTGATGCTGCTGAAACTCAACGACGACAAACGCCGCCTGAAGAAAGTGCGCTCGCAGGAGCGCAAGGCCGAACTGAAGCGGCAGATGCTGCCGGAGTACGGCCCGTGGGTGGGTGGTGTGTTAGCCAGCGGCAAAGGCGCACAGGATGCGGTGCTGATGACCATCATGATCTGGCGGCTGGACACGGGCGACGTGTCGGGCGCGCTGGAGCTGGCCCGCTACGCGCTGGCACACGGACTGGTGCCGCCGCCCGGCTTTAAGCGTGACGCCACTGGCTACCTGCTGGCCGAAGAAGTGGCCGACGCGGCGACCCGCGCCCGCACGCTGAATCAGCCGGTCGATACCGGCCCGTTGCTGGCAACGCTTGAGATGACGAAATCCGCAGATATGCCCGATCAGGTGCGCGCAAAACTGCACAAAATCACCGGGTACGTGCTGCGTGATATGGGCAGGGCACCGGATGCGATGGAGCATTTAACGAGGGCGCTACAGCTGCATGAAGGCTGTGGCGTCAAAAAAGACATTGAGCGGCTGGCTTTGGTGCTGAAAAAACAGGCCCAGGCCCGCCGCTGACCGGACGCGCCCCGCGCCGGGCGGCAGAGCGGCAATGCGCTTTCAGCGTCTGCGCCGCTCTCCACCGCCCACCTTTTCAAGAGGCCAACTATGAGTACCGTTGTTATTCCCGCCCCGCGACCGGCAGACGCTGCCGAACCGCCGGTACGCAATACCTTTTTCTGGCCTGATATCGATCTTCAGCAGCTGCGCAACGCGCTGCGCTATGAAGGCACCGTGACCGCCCAGCGCCTGCGTCTGGCGGTAAAAACGGCGATTTCCGAAGTGAACGCCGAACTGTATGACTGGCGTGCCGCACAGATGGCAGCGGGCTTTGCCCGGCTGGCCGACGTTCCGGCGGAAACCTCTGACGGCGAGAGCGAAAAGGCCACGCACTATTTTGCCGCCGTCTGTGCCATTACCGCCGCCACCATTGCCGAACGCTATCGCGGCTATGACGCCAGCGGCAAAAAAGGCGCGGAGATGGAGTCCGGCGCGGATGAATACTGGCGCGATGCACGTTTCAGTATCAGCCGCATTGCCGGGCGTTCCGGCTGTATCGTGAGCCTGCTGTGATTATTTACGCACAGCAAGGCGACACCGTGGACCAGATTTGCTGGCGCTGTTACGGACGCACACAGCAGGCGGTTGAGCTGGTCTATGCCGCCAATCCGGGACTGGCCGACGCCGGTCCCGTGCTGGCGCATGGCCGGGCGGTAACGCTGCCGGACCTGCCCGCCGCGTCGTCGGATGAAACAATTAACCTGTGGGACTAACACAAATGGAGAAAATCAGCTCGCTGATTAACTACCTGATTGGGCTTGTGCTGATGTGGTTCGGGCGGCACACGCCGCAGGATATCGCCTTTATGGTCGGTTCCGGCGTGGCGGTGGTGACGCTGGTGATTAACGTGGCGACCTTCTTTATTAACTGGTACTACCGCCGCAAAACGTATGACCTGCAACGGCTGGGGGTGAACGGTGACGGTCGCTAAACGTTGTGGCGTCGCGACGGTGCTGGCACTGGCTGCACTCCTGCCGCAGTTTGACACGCTGAAGATTACCGACGGCGGGCTGAGGCTGATTGCGGATGCCGAAGGGTGCCGCACCTCGCCGTACCGGTGCAGTGCGGGCGTCTGGACTAACGGCATAGGACACACGGCGGGCGTCACGCCTCAGAGTCAAATCAGCGAACGGCAGGCGGCGGTTAATCTGGTGTATGACGTGATGCGCGTTGAGCGCGGCATTGATGCCTGTATGCCTGCCATGCCGCCGCCCGTTTATGACGCGGTGGTGTCGTTCGGTTTTAACGTTGGTGTTCACGCGGCCTGTACCTCAACCCTGGCCGCATTTGCCCGGCGTGGTGAATGGCGGCGCGCCTGCCTGCAACTTGACCGCTGGGTATACGTGAAAGGCGTGAAAAACGCCGGGCTGGAGAGTCGCCGCCAGCGTGAAAAGGCCTGGTGCCTGAAGGGGGCGGCATGACGCGCGTGTTAGTGACCCTGCTGGCGGTGGCGCTGGCCGCGCTGGGTGGCACCGGCTGGCGGCTGACCGTGGCAAAGGGTGACCTCACCGACGCACAGCGGGTTATCGGCACGCTGTCGGCGGGTATTGCCAGCCGGGACAGGGCAATCAGCCGCCTGAACGATGAGGCAAAAGCGGGCCAGAAACGCGAGGCCGCGCTGCGTCTGTTACAGGGGCGCGCCAGCACAGCCGCCCTTAACCGTGAACTGACCCTACAGAGGGAAAGCGATGCTAATCCGACCCTGCGCGCCTGGTCTGCTGCTGCTTTGCCTGCTGACGTTATCCGGCTGCACGCCCGGCCCGCATTCAGTAACCCCAGAGATTATCTGGACTGGCTGTCCTCGCGTGACAAGCTGCCCGCTGCCGGGAAACAGTCTGCAAACCCAGGGCGATTTGGCGGCGGATAACCGCCAGCTGGAGGCTGCGCTCGCGTCGTGCGGGTTGCAGGTGGAAATCATCAAAGAGTGCCAGGAACAACACGATGCTGAAACCGAAACAGCTACGCCACGTGCTGACCGACAGCGTGCCGCTGCTACAGCGCAACCCCGACGGGCTGCACCTGTTTATTGATGGCGGGCGCATCGTCTCGACGCTTGCCAGTTCGCTGTCGTTTGAATATCAGTACCGGCTGAATCTGGTGCTCACCGACTACGGCGGCGATATCGATCTGATTATGGTGCCGCTGCTGGCCTGGCTGCGTGAGAACCAGCCCGACATGATGGCAACCGAAGAAAAGCGCCGCACCGGCTTCACTTTTAAGGTGGATGTGCTGAATGATGCACTGTGCGATATCAGCATTGATTTACAGCTTACGGAACGGGTGATCGTGAAACAGGACGGCGACGCGCTGCACGTCACCCATGTGGGCGAAAACCCGTTACCGGAGAACGATGCGCGCCCGATGCAGTTGTATATTAAAGGCGAGCTGGTCAGTGAGTGGTCGTCATGAACGGGCTGGAGGCGTTCGACGCCAGACTCAACGCGCTTATCGGCAACCTGTCCCCGTCGGCACGCAAAGAGATGGCCCGCACCATTGCAAAGCGTCTGCGCGCCGGTCAGCAGCAGAATATCAAACGCCAGCAGGCACCCGACGGCACGCCGTTTAAGCCGCGCAAGGCACCCGCACGGAAAAAGACAGGCCGGGTTAAGCGGGAGATGTTCGCCAGGCTGCGCACGGCTAAATACCTGAAGGCGAAAGGCAGTACAGACGACGCGGTGGTGGAGTTTACCGGCAACGTGCAGCGCATGGCCCGCGTGCATCATTACGGGCTGCGTGACCGGCCAGCCCGTGGGGGGAAAGAGGTACAATACGAGGCCAGACCGTTGCTGGGATTATTAAAGGACGAAAGTCAGGTCATTGAAAATATTATTAATGATTTTTTATCATAAATGCGTAGATATTGGGTGTGAAATTTTATCCCCAGACTTTGGCTGTACTTGCATCATAAAAGAAGACTTCAAGGTTGCCCTTTTTTCTTATTGGCACCATTTTCATTGCCCTACGGACTATCTTTTTATTAACTTTACTCTCAGGATCTCCATAGATACCAACATACAATTGTCTAACTTTACCGTTTTCGATACTGGTAAGAAAATGCTCATCGTTATCAGCCAAAGAGTGTCCGTATATAAAAAGAGCGCCTGATATTTCAACAAAACTACGATATGATTTTGCCAGGTAGTCATTATGCCTTATCTTTTCAATTTTTTCTTTGCTCGTTCCTTCTGAGACAAATACAGGAAACAAATTTTCATCCATTGCTTTCCTGATTTGATCTATCAATCTTATATTTGTATTTACCCAAGTAAATTTCCTTAATTCATACCCAGCATCGAAAAGGTGCAGCGCACCATGTAAAAAGAACATGTTTTGTTTATGTGTATTTTTTGGCTCCCATGTTACATAAGGTGCATCATAATTTTCATAAGGCTTTCTAAAGCCATCGTCAGAAGAAGGTTTTTCACCCTCATCACAGTGCATGCATACCCAATAAAGTAATAAGTCATAGTTAAGAGTATATATTTTAGAAAAGTTCTCTAAAAATAATTTACAATGCCGATACTGTTCACTAGTTAATTCATTAGGATTTGAAGGGTGGCTTGCTGCCAAAGCTTGAACTAAGACTTCTTTTAATGCTGTTGCATCGCCTGTGATTAAGTTAATTGTTTTTTGGATGTCATTGTTATATACATTTAATACCCGACTTGAGTTATTTAATATGTTAATTACTTTCTCAAAGTCTTCTGTTTCTAAAGCGTTAAAAACGTTTCTCGCTGATACAGATAGTTTTGAAAAGTCGGCTTGTTCAAAAAGGCGACCATAAACAAAAATATCAGGTTTACATGCAATGCTAAATCCATTTCCTAACAACACATGCCTAGTGTATTTTGACGATTTCTCAATGGCTTCTTGAAAAGTGAATAGTTCCATTATTTTGACCGGCTATATTAAATTTATTTGAAATATTAAAGGGCACTAAATGCCCTTTAATATTTACCCACGATGTACTATCGACTGATTCAGAGCATCAATTACTTTGTCTATATGAGCACGATCTTTGCTTTGTAATGCCTGGCTTTCACCAGAGGCGCTATTGAGATAGACGCTGTACTCTGGTTTTAATGTTACAAACAAGGCAATACCGGCAATAAGCATTAGCCCACCAATGGCTTTAACTCCCAACTGATCGGCTACAAACATCATAACTAAGCCTACCAGCCCCATTATGACAGCAGGCAACTTATTAGCAGGTTGATGTCCACGCTTAACCGACGTCACCCCCTGCATGGCATAGGTGCTTGATCCAACGCGAAAACGAGCGCTGGTAACGCTCACACTACCATCGTTATAGAATTCAACTTCTTCCATTAGTAATTCCCGTTTTTTTGCTATTCATAGTTTGCTACATGTAAAGAGATACATTAACAAAATTTAATCTTTGGTAAATCCCTGAAACCACTTTTTTTTGCAGTCTGCACGTTGATGCACAGACGAGCTGTAGTAAATGGTATTACCGATCATGCCAGGACATTCTTGCTGCATGAACTCACAAATTCCCGAAATCCTGCGGCTGCTGCGCAACCTGATCCGCATCGGCACCGTGTCCGCTGTCAACCTTGACGACGGGCTGTGCCGCGTGGACACCGGCAATAACACCACCGCCTGGCTGCACTGGCTGACCGCCCGTGCCGGTCGCACCCGTTCATGGAACGCGCCATCGGTCGGCGAACAGATGCTTATTTTGTGCCTGGGCGGCGAGCTGGACACCGGCTTTGTGCTGCCGGCGTGTTCTCTGATGAAAACCCCGCCCCGTCGGCGTCGGCAGATGCGCTGCACTGGTCGTTTCCCGATGGCGCGGTGATTGAATATGAGCCTGCCAGCGGTGCGCTGACGGCAACCGGCATTAAGACCGCCACCATACAGGCGGCGGTGAAAATCATGCTGGACTCGCCGGAAGTTGAATGTTCCGCCCTGCTAAAGACCGCCACGCTGGAAGTGACCGGCGGCGGCACGATGAAGGGCGATATTCAGCACAGCGGCGGATCGTTAAGTTCAAACGGCAAGGTGCTGCATACGCACAGACATCCGGGCGACAGTGGCGGACAGACGGGAGAGCCATTATGACAGACGCAAAATATTCCGGCATGAGCCGCGACACCGGGCTGGCGGTGAATGATATCGACCATATCCGCCAGTCGGTACGCGACATTCTGTTAACGCCGGTTGGCTCCCGCGTCATGCGCCGCAGCTATGGCTCGCTACTGTCTGCCCTTATCGACCAGCCACAAAATGCGGCGCTGCGCCTGCAAATTATGTCAGCCTGCTATATGGCGATCCTGCAATGGGAACCACGCGTGAAGCTGACCGGCATTGCATACGAACCTGCCTTTGACGGCGGCATGGTGGTGGAACTCACCGGCACCCGCGCCGATACCACGCAGGATTTTTCCTTAACTGTACCTGTGAGCTGATATGGCAACCATTGATTTAAGCCAGCTTCCCGCGCCCGACGTGGTGGAAACGCTGGACTATGAAACCCTGCTGGCGGAGCGCAAGGCCACGCTGGTTTCGCTGTATCCGGCGGACCAGCAGGACGCCATCGCCCGCACGCTGGCGTTGGAATCCGAACCGGTGGTAAAGCTGCTGGAAGAGAATGCGTATCGTGAGGTGATCCTGCGTCAGCGCATTAACGAGGCGGCACAGGCGGTCATGGTGGCGTATGCGCTGGCGGACGATCTGGACCAGCTCGGCGCAAACAACGGGGTGCCGCGCCTGACGCTGACCGCCGCAGACAATACCGCGATCCCGCCTGTCGCCGCCGTGATGGAAAGCGACGATGATTATCGCGTGCGTATCGCCGCTGCCTTTGAAGGTCTGAGCGTGGCCGGGCCGACCGGGGCTTACGAGTATCACGCCAGAAGCGCCGACGGGCGCGTGGCCGATGCGTCTGCCATCAGCCCGTCGCCCGCCTGCGTCACCATCACCGTGCTGTCACGCGAGGGCAACGGCGTGGCCGCTGCTGACCTGCTGCCGGTCGGTTCGTCGGCGCTGGAGGTTGCCGCCGCTGAAGCCTGCGCGGTGATTGAAACCCTGCCGGTTCTGCTGCGTCGGCTGTGGAGCGCGGATAACTGCCCGGTGGCGCTGCTGCCGTATCTTGCCTGGGCGTGGTCTGTTGACCGCTGGGATGCAGGCTGGAGCGAGTCCACAAAGCGCGCCGTGGTGAAAGCCTCGCAGTATGTACACAGGCATAAAGGTACGTCCGGTTCCATCCGGCGCGTGGTGGAGCCGCTCGGCTATCTGATCCGCCTGGTGGAATGGTGGAAGACCGGCGACGCACCCGGCACCTTTCGCCTCGAAGTGGGCGTGCTGGATACCGGTATTACTGAGGAAATGCATCAGGAGCTGGAACGCCTGATAGCGGACGCGAAGCCGTGCAGCCGCCATCTTACCGGGCTGTCGATTAATCTCGACGCCAGCGGCGCGCTGCCGGTTGCCGCCGCCTGCTACAGCGGCGACGAACTGACCGTTTACCCTTATACCCCTGAAATCATCACCGTCAGCGGGCCGGGCTGGACCGGTGCGGCGGTGCATCTTATCGACCTGACGGAAGTGAAACCATGACCACAAAATATTTTGCCCTGCTGACCAGCCAGGGCGCGGCCAGGCTGGCGAACGCCGCCGCGCTGGGCACAAAGCTCCAGATTACCGACATGGCCGTGGGTGACGGCGGCGGGACATTGCCCACGCCGGACGCGGCACAGACAAAGCTTGCCGGGGAAAAGCGCCGCGCCCCGCTGAACGCGCTGACGGTGGACGCGGCCAACAGCAGTCAGATAATTGCAGAGCAGATTATCCCCGAAAGCGAGGGCGGCTTCTGGATACGTGAAATTGGCCTGTTTGACGCCGACGGCGTGCTGATTGCCGTGGCGAACTGTGCGGAAACCTACAAGCCGCAGTTGCAGGAGGGCAGCGGCCGCACGCAGACGGTGCGCATGATTATCATCGTCAACAGCACCAGCGCGGTAACGTTGAAAATTGACCCGTCGGTGGTGCTGGCAACGCGGCAGTACGTCGATAACGCGGTGATTGAAGTAAAGTCGTACACCGACAGGGCGCTGGCCGCGCACCTCGCCGCCGCCAGTCCGCATGGGCAGTATCTGCAAATCATCAATGCGCTGGCGGAAATCAAAGACGCCGGGCTGGCCGGGACGGCGCTGGATAACCTCGGTCTGAAAGACGCGGCGAAACTGGGCGTGGCAACCCCCGCGCAAATGGTGGCGGGAACGGCAACCAACCTGCTGCCCAGCGTGGCGGCGGTAATGGGGCTGTTCAAAAAAGGGACATTTTCAGAAAGCGACTACGTGCGTATCCCTGACGTGCCGGGCGGGTTAATCGTGCAGTGGGCCAGAATAAAATCGGGTTCAGCCGGGAATTACGCCTGGACCTATCCGACGCCGTTCCCCGGCGGGCGGGTTGCTGCATGGGGCATGTGTCACCGGACCAACGTCAGCGGCACCGATACCCCAACCATCTCCTTTGATGATGTCACCGACCCGACACCCAAAACGCTGACTAATTTTAATCTGCGCGTAAACGGCGTGGCCGGGGCGTATTCCGGTTTTGTAATCGCATTAGGATACTGATATGACCCGTGCTTATTTCTCACCCTCGCTGAAATCCTTTATTCCGTCGGAATGGAAAGACGACGGCACCTATAACGATGACACCTGGCCTTCGGATGCCGTACCGGTCACGGAGGCCGAAGCGGCCAGCTACTGGAAGCAAATGCCGCCCGACGGCCAGAGGTTGGGCGTGGTGGACGGTCGCCCGGCATGGGAAGACGAACCGGCGTTAACCCCGGCGCAACGAACGGCGCTGGCCGAACAGCAGAAGGCGATGTTGCGGACGCAAGCCCAGTCCACTATCAGCCTGTGGCAGACGGAACTACAGCTTGACATCATCAGCGATGAAGACAAAACCCGCCTGATTGCGTGGATGAAATACATTCAGGCGCTGAACACGGTGGATACCACTGTTGCGGAGATTGTCTGGCCGGAAAAACCGTTCAGATAAACGCTTGTGCATTCGCCTCGCACCTCTCCGTCTGATGTGCTTAGGGTTCTGGTGGAAACAGTGAACCTTAAGCTAAACTTGAGGTTTTTTTTAGGGTGAGCACCAACTATTAGGTTTTCCTTTCGATTACAGTTCTGTATGATAAGTCGCCATTAATTAAGGATGATAATGAATGTTACTGTCTCAATATTTGAAGTTAAAAATAGCAGCAGATAAAAACATTGCCGATGCTTTTACTAAGGGTTTACAAGGTGTTGGTAATGCAGCGAGAGAAAATCTGAGTGATATATATTTTGGAACAGAGCGGCTTTCATGGCGTAGTTCATGCCTTACAGATAAATATAGCGATGTTTGCAAAGAGCTAAATCAGGAAGATAAAAGGATGTTTCTTTCTGTTTATGAAGCATATAAACGAAGAGATGTCTTTTTGGATATGTTTCAGCTTTACGCAGCCTATCTCTTACGCGATCAGGATACGGGAAAAATCGAAAGTTCTGACTCACCGATACAAAAAAAGGTAATGACCATTGCTGGCCTGGCGGCTAACGGTAAGTCATCTAAAGTCACGAAGCTGGCGATATCGTATGCAATAGCTAAAGGGATGGCAGAAGCAGCACCAATATCTATGGCGGTCAGGACGGCGATAAATAGCAGCAGCTATATAGCCCTGTCCGGGTTAGGGTTTTATGGGAAAGTACAAAAATCCGCTATGGCTGCCCGGCGGTTACGTGCAACCAATCCTTTATTTTATCAGGCTCTGTACAGAAATAATCTTGAAATGCTTTATATCTATATTGAAAAAGTTATCATATCTTTCAATATGAAGTTAAGCGGGAGAACATCCCCAACTGAACAAGATATTATCAATCTGCTGGATGGTATAAAGTGAAATTCATAATTAAATTTATATTAAATATCGCTATTGATTACATTCCAGTGTTATTAGTGATAGTAGCGGGAACGTTTTATGTGGTTTTTTTTCCAGAGTATTGGGGAAGGCTGCTGTTGATCACTATTGCTGTGGTTTTTGTATTAAGCGTTAAGGTATTTAATAAAATACAATTCAAATCTAAAATAAAATAATTTGAGTGAGTGCTCTTGCGAATTTTTAAATTAAAAATTAATGCTAAATAACGCTATACATTAATCACAGGCAACAAAGGGTAATGCCAGTTATGAATAAAGCTGAAAGCGTTCGCCGCCTGATTACTAAACATTTTTGGGAAATGTCGGATGACACTTCCCTGAGTACGGGTAACAATTGCGTACTGCCTGAAGACGCCAGCGATTTTTTGGAAGAGTATGCTGAATCACTTCAGGTTAATATGGCTGTTTTCGACTTCAGGAAATATTTCCCAAATGAAGGCGTGCGGTTTTTACCCAATGCGATTTTGCCAAAGTTCATGCGGACCGACCATCATCAACCTGAGCCGTTAACTGTCAGGATGCTTATCGAATGCGCTGAATCAGGCCGCTGGCTTTACTGATGATGCCACGCTGCTGGTCTGATTTGTCTTTGTCCGGCCAGCCATCAGCAAACCCCAATCACATGCACTGCCCCGCCTGACCTGACACTCTGAGCACACCCATTTAACGGAGTGCTTCAGATGTCTGATTATCATCACGGTGTCCGCGTCGTCGAAATCAACGACGGCACGCGCACCATTTCCACCGTTTCGACCGCTATCGTCGGGCTGGTCTGTACCGCCGACGATGCCGACGCGACTTCGTTTCCCCTTAATACCCCGGTGCTGCTGACCAACGTGTTATCCGCCATCGGCAATGCCGGAACCAAAGGCACGCTGGCCGCATCCCTTCAGGCGATTGCTGACCAGTCAAAGCCTGTCACCGTGGTGGTGCGCGTTGCCGAAGGCGCAACCGACGCCGAAACCATTTCCAATCTCATCGGCACCACCGACGAGAACGGCCAGTACACCGGCATGAAGGCGCTGTTAAGCGCACAGAGCCAGCTTGACGTTAAGCCGCGCATTCTCGGCGTGCCGGGCCTCGACTCGCTGGAGGTGGCGACCGCGCTTGTCAGCATCGCGCAACAGCTCCGCGCCTTCTGCTATGTCTCGGCGTGGAACTGCAAAACCGTATCGGAGGCGAGGAAATACCGCGACAACTTCAGCCAGCGCGAAATCATGGTTATCTGGCCGGACTTTATCGCCTGGAACACCACCGCCAACGCCTCAGAAACCGCTTACGCCACGGCGCGGGCGCTGGGCCTGCGTGCAAAAATCGACAATGACACCGGCTGGCATAAAACCCTGTCCAATGTCGGCGTGAACGGCGTGACCGGGATTTCTGCCGGGGTATTCTGGGACTTACAGCAGACCGGCACCGATGCCGATCTGCTGAATGAAGCCTGTGTGACCACCCTTATCCGCAAGGACGGCTTTCGCTTCTGGGGAAACCGCACCTGTAGCGACGATCCGCTGTTCGCCTTTGAGAACTACACCCGCACCGCGCAGGTGCTGGCCGACACGATGGCCGACGCGCATATGTGGGCCGTTGATAAGCCGCTGACGCCGGTCCTGGTGCGCGAGATTATCGCCGGTATCAATGCCAAATTCCGCGAACTGATTAATGCCGGTTATCTGCTGGGCGCATCGTGCTGGTATGACGAAACGGCCAATGACACCGCGACCCTGAAGGCGGGCAAGCTGGTGATTGATTATGACTATACCCCCGTGCCGCCGCTGGAAGATTTAACCCTGCGTCAGCGCATCACCGATACGTATCTGGCGAACTTCGCCGCGTCCGTTAACAGCTGAGGATTTTTTGAATGGCACTGCCACGAAAACTAAAGGGGATGAATCTGTTTAACGATGCCAACAGCTATCAGGGCGTGGTCACCAGCGTCACGCTGCCGAAGCTGTCGCGCAAGCTGGACCCGTTCCGGGGCGGCGGCATGAGCGGCGCGGCGCATATTGATATGGGCCTTGACGACGACGCGCTGGATATGGAATGGAGCATCGGCGGGCTGGATGATCTGGTGCTGTCGCAGTGGGGGGCAACGTCCGTACCGTTGCGCTTTACCGGCTCGTACCAGCGCGACGACACCGGCGCGGAAATCGCGGTGGAGATTGAGGTACGCGGCAGACACCAGGCGTTTGATTTTGGCGAGGCCAAACAGGGCGAGGATACCGAAACCAAAATCACCACCAAATGCACCTATTACAAAATGACCTTCAACGGTAAAGAACTGATTGAAATCGACACCCTGAACATGGTGGAGAAGGTCAGCGGTACCGATCTGCTTGAGCAGCGCCGTAAAAATATCGGCCTCGTTTAACTCCCTGGCCAGCGCCCGGCGCTGGCCTTCACTCCCTTTTTACGCAGAGAAGAATCATGGAAAACCACGAAAACATTATCACCCTGCAAACCCCGGTGATGCGGGGCGAGCAGGCTGTCACCACCGTTGAAATCATCAAACCCAACGCGGGCGCGCTGCGTGGCACCCGGCTGGCCGACCTTGCTGGCTCGGACGTGGACGCGCTGATTACCGTGCTGCCGCGCATCACCTTACCCACGCTGACAAAGGCGGAGTGTATGAACCTTGACCCGGCGGACCTGATTGCGCTGGCCGGGCAGGTGATCGGTTTTTTGTCACCGAAGTCGGACGCATAAGCTGGCCGGGCGGGATGACGGTGAATGACCTGATGGCGGACATTGCCACCGTCTTTCACTGGCCCCCGTCTGAACTGTACGCCATGCCGCTCGGTGAGCTAATCGACTGGCGGCACAAGGCGCTTATTCGCAGCGGAGCACAACCCGATGAGTAATAACCTCAGACTTCAGGTGCTGCTGAAGGCGGTAGACCAGGCGACGCGCCCGTTTAAGGCGATACAGAACCAGACGAAAAAGCTGGCGGGCGGCATTCGTGAAACGCAAAACAGCATCAAAGAGCTGGATGCGCAGGCGGCAAAGATTGACGGCTTTCGTAAGGTCAGCGGCCAGCTGGCGGTCACACAGCAGAAGCTGAAAGAGGCGAAGGCCGACGCGGCGGCGCTGGCCGTGGCGTTTAAAAACAGTGAGAAACCCACCACCGCCCAGGCCCGTGCGTTGGAAAAGGCCCGGCAGGCGGCGGCTGAGCTGCAAACCAAAACCAACGGCCTGCGTCTGTCGGTACAGCAGCAGCGCGAGGTGCTGAACGCCGCAGGCATTTCCACCAAAAGCCTTGCCAGCGAACAGCAGCGGCTGAGAACGGCTTCCGCCCAGGCCACCGTCAGCCTGAGCCGCCAGAAAAGCGAGTTACAGCGCCTCGGCCAGCAGCAGGAGCGCCTTAACCAGACCGGCGAGCGCTACCGTAAAGGTCAGGAGCTGTCCGGGCGCGTGCGTAACGCCGGAGCGGCGGGCGTCGGCGCGGCCACCGTCGGCACCCTTGCGGCCACGACGGTACTGCGTCCCGGCTATGACTTTGCGCTGGCAAACTCCACGCTTCAGGCGACGCTCGGCCTCGATAAAAACTCCGCTGACTTTCAGTCGCTCAGAACCCAGGCGCGCAGTATCGGCGACAACACCGCCGCCTCGGCCAACGACGCCGCACAGGCACAGATTATCATCGCCAAATCGGGCGGCACGGTGGACGACATAAAGGCGGCGACGCCGGTGACGCTGGAGATGTCGCTTGCCAACAACCGCACGATGGAGGAAAGCGCAAAGCTCCTGATGAGCACGAAGAACGCCTTTGGTCTGGCTAACTCACAGGTGGCGCACCTCGGCGACGTGATTTCGGCGACGCTGAACAAAACCGCTGCCGATTTTGACGGGCTGAACGACGCGCTGACCTATATTGCGCCGGTGGCGAAAAACGCGGGCGTCAGCGTGGAACAGACCACCGCCATGATTGGCGCGCTGGCAAAAGAAGGGACAACCGGCAGCATGGCCGGGACCGGCGTGCGCGCCATGCTGCTGCGTGTTCAGGCACCGACTGGCGAGGCAGGAAAGGCGATTAAAGAACTGGGTGTAAGGACCGCCGACAGCAAAGGCAATATGCGACCGTTCTTCACCATCCTGAAGGAGATGCAGAAATCCTTTGAAAAAAACAAACTCGGCACCGCGCAGCAGGCGGAGTACCTGAAAACCATCTTTGGCGAGGAAGCTGCATCGTCAGCGGTGACGCTGATGAAGGGGGCGACCAGTGGCCTGCTGGATGACCTGACCCGGACCTTTCAGGGGGCGGACGGCAGCACGGCGAAGCTGGTCAGCGTACAGCAGGACAACCTCGGCGGCGACTTTAAAGAGCTTCAGTCCGCGCAGGAGGCCATCGGCACCGATTTGTATGACCAGCTTGACGGCACATTACGCCAGTTAACCCAGGACACCACTGCCTTTTTGCTGACAGTGGACGGCTGGATCCAGCGCAATCCGGCGCTGGCCGCAGGCGTTGCCAAAGCCGCCACGGCCGGGCTGATTCTGGTGGGGGCGCTGGGTGCAATCGGGTTGGTTGCATGGCCGGTAATGGCGGGGGTAAATGCGCTGGTCGCCGGTGCAGGGCTGCTTGGTAGCGCGTTCAGCGTGGCGGGCGGCGCCATTGTCACCGCGCTGGGGGCGATCAGCTGGCCGGTGGTGGCGGTGGTTGCCGCCGTCGCTGCCGGTGCGCTGCTTATCCGCCAATACTGGGAGCCGGTCAGGGCGTTCATTTCCGGCGTGGCCGACGGGTTTACCGCTGCCGCAGGGCCGATAGGAGATGCATTTTCCGGCCTGAAGCCGGATTTTGAGTGGGTGACGCAAAAGCTTACCGGGCTGTGGGATGGGTTTACCCGGCTGCTGGAGCCGGTGAAATCGACCCAGGCCGAACTGAAGAACGCCGGGGACATGGGTAAACAGTTCGGCACCCTGCTGGCGGAAGGGCTGAAAATCCCCGGACAGGCGCTGGACCAGCTCAGAAGCGGCATTGACTGGGTGCTGGAAAAGCTCGGCGTGATCGACAGCAAATCCGACGGGCTTAAAGACAAGGTGGCGGGAGATAACACGCAGGATAAGCACGATCCGGTTGCGCCGAACGGCCTGCCGTGGAGCCTGGCCGACACCGGTCCGGCGTATCAGCCGGTATCATCCCCGGCGGCGGGCGGCGGTTATCAGGACCAGAGCCAGAACAGTTACCAGTACGATATCCATATGCACCCCGGCATGAGCAAGGACGACGCGCTGGCGCTGATTGCAGAGCAGCAGGCGCGCAACGACCGCAACCGCCAGGCGCAGCAGCGCAGCAAAATGGGATGGGAATAATATGATGATGATTTACGGTCTGCTGCCGTTTATGCGCCAGACCCTGCCTTACTCTGAACTCCAGCAGAGCGTCGATTACCGCTGGCCGACCAACAGCCGCATTGGTCAGCGGGCCTCGGCGCAGTTCCTCGGCGTCGGCGATGAGAAAATCACCCTCACCGGCGAGCTGCGACCGGAAGTCACCGGCGGCGCGGTGTCGTTACTGAGCTTTAAGCTGCTGGCCGACGAGGGCCGGGCGTGGCCGCTGATTGGCGGTAACGGCACCGTGTACGGTATGTTTGTCACGGAGAACTTTGCGGCGACGCACAGCGAGTTTTTAAGTAACGGCAGCGCGCAGAAAATGACCTTCACCCTCAGTCTGAAGCGCGTGGACGACTCGTTAACGTCGATGTTCGGCGACCTGAAAAAGCAGGCAGACGGGCTGATTAGCGGGGCCGGAAGTCTGTCGGGCCAGCTTACCTCGGCCATTAATCAGGCGAAAACCGCCGTTACCACCGTCGGCGGGCTGCTGTCATGAGTACCGGCAGCATGGCAATCCCGGCGGGGGCGCGGATTGCGCCTGACTTTATGCTGACGGTCAACGCGAAAGACGTGACCGCCAGTCTTCGCGACCGGCTGATGTCGCTGACGCTGACCGATAACCGGGGCTTTGAGGCTGACCAGCTCGATCTTGAGCTGGATGACGCCGACGGGCAGCTGGCCATGCCGGTTCGCGGCGCGGTGATCACGCTGTTTCTCGGCTGGCAGGGGCAGGCGCTGACCGGCAAGGGAAACTTCACCGTTGACGAGGTGGAGCACCACGGCGCGCCGGACACCATGACCATCCGGGCGCGCAGCGTGGACTTTCGCGGCTCGCTCAACTCGCGGCGTGAAGCCTCATATCATGACACCACCCTGGGCGAGGTGGTCGCGCAGATTGCCGGGCGTAACAGCCTGACGGCGGTGCTTGCCACAGGCTTTGCCGCGTTGCCGGTCAGTCATATCGACCAGACGCAGGAAAGCGACGCGGCCTTTGTGACGCGGCTTGCCACGCTGTACGGCGCGGTGGCGGCAGTGAAGGCCGGGAAACTGCTGTTTCTGCGTCCGGGCAGCGGGGTAACGGCCAGCGGTAAAGCCATTCCGCAAATGACCCTTACCCGGCAGGACGGTGACCGGCACAGCTTCAGCATTGCCGACCGGGGCGCGTATACCGGCGTGACGGCCAGCTGGCTGCACACCAAAGACCCGACGCCGAAACAGGTGAAGGTGAAACGCAAGCCGAAAGAGCAGCACCTGCGTGCTCTTGAGCATCCGGCGGCAAAAAAGGGAAAGGCCACAGCCACCAAAACACCGGAGGCAAAAGAGGGGGATTATCTGGCCGGTACGGAGGATAACGTCTTTGCGCTGACCACGGTTTACGCCACCAAATCCGCCGCGATGCGCGCCGCAAAAGCAAAGTGGGAAAAACTTCAGCGCGGCGTCGCGGAGTTTTCGCTGACGCTGGCAACGGGCCGGGCGGATCTGTTCCCGGAAACGCCGGTGCAGGTCAGCGGGTTCAAGGCGGTGATCGACGCGCAGCCGTGGCTTATCAGTAAGGTGACGCACAGCCTGAGCGGCAGCGGTTATACGACAACGCTGGAATTTGAGGTGCTGCTGTCGGATGTTGAGTATGAAGCGGAATCAGATAATGATGATTCACTTTGAGTGAATTGTGTTGTTATTTTTGTAGGTTTTAGTTATTAAGGCAGGGTACACAAGGAGAACGCCCCCATGATGCATTGCCCGCTTTGCCAGACCGCCGCCCATGCCAAAAGCAGCCGCTATATCTCACGCGAAACCAAAGAACGTTATCACCAGTGTCAGAACATCAATTGCAGTTGTACTTTCAAAACCCACGAAAGTATCGCAGGGATGATCGTTTCGCCCGGCCAAACTAACAAGGTGCCGATCTTCACGCATAATGACAGACAGCCATCTTTGCTTCACTGACAGGCCCGCGAAAGCGGGTTTTTTTGTACCTGAATTCAGGAGGGCAAAAAAGTGCGGCGACACTTTTGCGACACTAACCCCCATAAACAAAAAAGCCACTCCTTACGAAGTGGCTTAACTGCATGATTTACATCATTAAATCTGGTGGCCCCTGCTGGACTTGAACCAGCGACCAAGCGATTATGAGTTAGAGACCAAGCGATTAATTTAAAATACTTTGATATACTTTTCAAGTATATAAGCAAGTGCTTGCTACTGTGTAAATAACCAGAAATACTTCATTTTACCCCCCTGTGGTATCCTATAGGTATCCTGGAGCGTCCAAGCGATTCTCAGGATACCTTAATCGTATGGTAACGGGGAAAGCGTGGAAACGTTCAAATTTACGAAGACTAAACTGGAAAGTCTGCCTGCTGCTGAACGTGGTCAGGTTGAGTATGGAGATTCTATTGTTAATGGGCTGAGGCTGCGGATCGGCGTTTCGGGAGTAAAAAGTTTCTGCATTTCCCGCAAGCGAAACGGTAAATTTATTCGGGCAACGCTGGGCCGGTTTCCAGACCTGTCTGTAGAGAATGCGCGCGCCAAGGCACTTGAATTGCTGGGGGAGGTTGCCACTTCCGGTTTAAATCCCAATATTCAGAAGCGAAATGACAGCAAAGCCACGATTACCCTGGCTGAAGCGCTCAATACCTATATTGCCAATCGTGAACATAGGATCAAAGCCAGCACGGTTTCTCAATATAGAGCGACACTTGAGAATTTTTCCGGTGACTGGCTTAAACAACCGCTTGCCTCTGCAAGCCGTGAGCGCGTTGAGGCACGGCATAAAGCAATTACTGATGGCACAGTTTGGTTTGGCGAAGACAAGACAACATTAAGGGCCGGAGTCGGTTCTGGAAGCAAAGCCCAGGCTGACCTTTGGGCCAGAGTTCTCCGGGCTGTTTGTCGTTTCGCATATGATCACTATCGTGATGATAGCGGGAAAACACTTCTGCCAGACCCACCAACTACGGTTTTAAGTACCAAACGCAAATGGCATGGAACCACCCGAAAAATTGAGCGTATCCGTACCCATGATTTTCCCCGCTGGTTTGCTGCAATTAGTGCCGTTCGCCAGATTGCGGAAGACGGTCGTGATGATTTTGCAGCGGCGGTTTGTGATGCTGTAGAAATGGTGATCTTTACCGGACTAAGGAAAGAGGAAATCCTGGGGCTTGAATGGGAGCGGGTTAATATGACGGGTCGCTATTTCTGGATAGACACAACCAAAAATGGCGATCCGCTCGAACTCCCTATGACGGAAAGTCTTCTAAAAATATTTCGTCGCCGGTTAAGGTTTCAGGCTGGTAATGGGCGTTTTGTTTTTCCGGGAACGAAAAGTACGATCAAAGAAACTCGCCATATTATTGATCGCATCTCCGCGGCTACCGTTCCTGAGCCTAATCCTGAAGGACTTCAGCCGATACCGTTTAAATGGCATGACGGGCGGCGAACTTTCGGAACAGTAGCGGAACTGGTGAACGTTGGTAACTATATACTCAAACGCCTGCTGAATCATCGCACCATGCGAAGCGCGGATGTCACTCAGGGGTATTTATACTTCAGTGCTGATGAACTTCAGGAGCCAGCGGTAAGGATTGAGCACAAAATACTTGAATTCGCTGGGTTAGTTGAAAGCAAGAAAACTATTGATTCAAGGTTACTTTCCGCGCTGCAAAATTTAAGCGATGAAGAAAAAAGGAAGTTAATTTTTCAGCTTTCAGAATATGAAAATAAAAGAGGTGGGCTGTGAAGAAAAAAACCATTAAGCAATTGGAAGATGATTTGAAATATTACGAGGAATTCATTAAAAAATGTGGTGATGTAATTGATATTGAGCAATACACAATATCTTCTTTTTCCAGTACAAGTAAAAAGAGTCTATCTTATGAAGATATTCAAGGTATGGCGCTGGAAAAACGTTATGAAATATGTATGAAATTAATTTCTGATTCAGATTTTTCTAGTGGTTCAGACAAGGAAAGTGAAAATATACATAAGGCTATAATGATTTTATATGGCATGGGGTTTAGAGAGTTATCTGCAACCGTCAATAAAATTGCGGTAGACTATTTTGTTTCGAAGTCTTACAGTGAAAAAATTGCAGGCATTAAACACCAAATAAAGCAAAGAAAAATTAACAGTAAAGGTGGGAAAGCGCGAACCAGTATCCATAAGGATGGTGCGTTAAAAATTGCAGCTGATACGTGGGCGGAGTTTCCCGGTGCCAGCATGGAAAGTCTTTCAAGGAAAATATATGAATACTTGAATGGAAAATATAGAGGCATTCCAGAACCAGGAACAATTAAAACATGGCTAAAAAATTCGGGGCTAAATCCTGAACACTCACCCAAAATAAAAAATTATGATTTGGTCGTTAAGCAGTAATGCAGGTAGTTAAGTACTTAACCACCCAGTAAAGTACTTAACTATAACCCTAAGTACTTGCCCGATTGTGAAACTACTTAGCTGTTCTGTTTAGTGGTTATCACACCTTAACTTATTTGAATATCAAACATAAATTATCACCAACATTAATTCTGTATACATGGTGATAATTATGCGAGTCCATCCTTCAGCAGCAATCCTTGAAAAATTCACACGCGCAGAGGCGGCCATATATCTTGGTGTCAATTCTCAGACGCTGGCTAACTGGGCGCATACCGGAAAGGTGAAAATTCCCCATCACAAGATTGGCCGCAAAGTTATCTATTTCAGGTCCGATCTGGATACCTATCTTGAATCGGTTCGCCGTGTTCAGACGGCATGAGGTGGGATATGTTGAATAAAACAAAGGCGGTCATGCCGGGCCGCCAGTGTCACAACAGCAGTTATTACGCCAGCCCGGATAGCACATTGATCGAGTGGGGCAATAATGCTGGTGGTACCCCCTCATTGAGTTGGTGGAAAGATTTAATTCAGCCCTTCGGTTCAATACCTTGCCGCCGCAACTCTGCCCGCGCCAATTCTTTCAACCAATTACCCAGGCTGACACCGGACCTGTCTGAGGCTTCATCAAGTTGCTCTTTAAATTCTGGCGTTAAACGCACACTAAAAATAGGTGACTTACCAGCACCTTTTGGACTTCTGTCACGCTTGATAGTTGACATGTATGGACCCGTTACAATAGTATCAATGTTGTTAGGTCCATACACTAACACGCAGAAGTTAAAAATGACAACGCCCCGCAGTGCTCGCAACACATACAGGGCGTCTAACCACAACGTAATTGAGGCTTACATTATGGCTATACAACAGCATACCCAAACTCACCCTGAATTTACATGGCTGTTCCTTGCCATACCTCGTGGCACAACCGGTAAGCCGGTTGTACTGCGTACTCAGGCCACAAGTGAAACGAAAGCGCGGGAAACTTTTCCCGGTTGGGATCTGACCTTTGCCGCCAAAATCCGAACGGACAGTCCGCTGTCGGTCGCATGGAGTGATCCGTATTCATCAACGCTGTGGTTGCTGACAGGCAGTAATATTTTTGAGTCTGTTAAGGCCGCCCCGGTGCGATCACCAATGCCTGGCGATCGCTACATTGAACGCGCAAGCGGCATGTTGCTGGTTATCCGTGAGCTGACCGAAGACCGGGTGATTTTCTCTTATGAGCAATATCCGCTGGCGAGCCACAGCCGCCCGCTGGAGGGGTTTATTCGTGGTTGTGAGCTGGTTGAGGTATTTCATGCGTAACGAACAAGTTAAACCTAAATATACATACCGGACCAATGTTTGCCTGGCTTACAACGCCATGCTTACCAGCGCACTACTTGACGCTATTTGTTACCTGCAAATGAAAGGCGATGAAGCCGCACAAAAGCACATTATCGATCTCTGTGTTCTTGCGTCTGAACGTGCTGAAGAACTGGCAGAAGAACTTGAAACAGCAGGAGGTGATCTGTGATCAGTAACGTCAAATTTAACGAACTGGCCGGAAAGGTTGATCATCTGGTGGATAAGGTTGAGTTGCTGGAAGGTCAGATCAGGTCTTTAACGGCCAGCCAGGGCGGGTTAATCCCGCCAGGCATGTCACCGGTAAGCACACTGGCGGCTGAATTTGGTCTCAGCACCAAAAAGGCCGAAGAGCTTGCGCAGAATACGGGCGTAATGATTATTTGTCAGAAGGGCGGCGGGTTTATTGTTCATGATGAAAAGTTCAGGGAAGCGGCACGGCTGGTGCTTAGGGCGGCAAAGCGCAAGTATGGTTCAGCGTACTGGTATCACCCGTTGATCGGTAAGTTTCAGATGTGCGGGGGTATTCCGAAATGAGCATGGTCATCCCAATCAGACCTGAAGAGATGTCTGATAGCCTGTTTTCCTGCGTCTACAGTTGGGTAAACGGACATCCGGTAGATAAAAAAGCAACCAACGCCGCAGCGGCACGGCATAAGGATAAATCCACGTCATACGGCGCACTGGCGCAACGCCTTAAGAGTTTTGTTGCGGGTTCCGGTCCCTCCTATGAGGAACTGTGTGAAAGTGGACTTATTCATACTGACATCAGTAAGCAGAAGGAGAACCGGATCGCGCTGGTGGCTGAATATATTGGCGATGAAGGGATTAAAACGGTACTGACCGACACCGGGCGGATCAACCGTCTTTTCCCGCCAGCGAAGCCGGATAAAAAGAAACATCCCACGGAAGCGGCCACCTCGTCACTGGCACATATGGGGCCAAGCCAGCGCGGCGAAGTATTGCTGGCGCACTATGATGGCCTGTTAGCCCTGCATGGCGACTCTGACACTGTTCACCACTATAACGGGGTAATCTGGCAACCAGTCAGTGATAACGCGCTGGCGCGGGAAATGGCGGTAATCTTCCGTGAATCAGATGTTCCCTACTCAATGGCGGCGATGAAGAACGCCGTGGATACCATGAAACTGAGCCTGCCGGTAATGGGTGCCACGGCAAGAAACCTTATCGGCTTCAGTAACGGCGTTTTTGATACCCGTGAAGGCATATTCCGGGAACACAGACTTGAATACTGGTTACTTATCGCCAGCGAGGTGGAATTTGGACAGGCAAAAGATGGTGAAAGTCTGGAGACGCACTCCCCCAACTTCTGGCGCTGGTTACAGCATTCCACCGCAGGGAATGACAGAAAGGCGGCACGACTACTTGCCGCGCTGTATATGGTGATGGCTAACCGCTACGACTGGCAGTTGTTCCTTGAGGTAACCGGGGCTGGTGGCAGTGGTAAGAGCGTAATGGCTGAAATTTGCACCATGCTGGCGGGTAAGGGCAATACGCAGTCGGCCAGCATGTCAGCGCTGGAGAATCCGAAAGAGCGTGAATTGCTGGTAGGTTATTCGCTTATCGTCATGCCAGATATGACGCGCTACGTTGGTGATGGTGCCGGGCTGAAAGCGATCACGGGTGGCGATAAGGTTTCAGTCAACCCAAAGTACAGACAGCCCTATTCAATGCGGATACCGGCTGTTGTGCTGGCAGTCAACAATAACGCCATGTCATTCAGTGACCGCAGCGGTGGCATATCACGGCGGCGCGTCATTTTTAACTTTTCTCAGGTGGTGCCGGAGAATGAGCGTGATCCAATGTTGTCGGAAAAAATTGAGGCAGAGCTTCCGGTCATCATCCGGCACCTGCTGACGCGCTTTGCTGACCAGGACGAAGCCAGAACGCTGTTGTTTGAGCAGCAGAAATCAGAGGAGGCATTAGCCATTAAGCGTGAGGGTGATTCGCTGGTGGATTTCTGTGGGTATCTGCTGGCCTCAGTACAGTGTGACGGCATGTTTATTGGCAATGCTTCTGTAGTGCCATTCAGCCCCCGTAAATACCTTTACCATGCTTATCTGTCGTACATGCAGAGTAATGGCCTGAGCAAGCCGGTATCATTAACCCGCTTTGGATCGGATATGCCGGGGGCTATGGCCGAGTACGGGAAAGAGTATATCAGGAAGAAAAGCACAAAAGGGAACATGCGCTCCAACATTAGCCTGAACAGTGATGCTGACGAGTGGCTCCCTCTGGCAACAGGGCTTAAAAATTAAAGTAATTAAATAAGTCTCCACTACTATCCACCTTAAGGAATAAATAATAAAAAACATTAAGTTAATGGGTGGAGACTTTAATAATAACTCTCCACTAACTGTCCACCTCTCCACTTTTTAACAAAAGCAGAGGGTGGAGGGTTAGAGAGGAGACTTACGGAGAGTTAAAAAAGAACTGACCACCATTTAATTATCTGATAAACAATGATAAAAACTCAAAAGTGGAGAGGTGGACACTTAAACGCATAAACTTTATTTTTCCTGATTTACTGTTGCTCAGTATGTTGCTTTCGAAAGACCAACTTCATTCGTTTCTCTGTTGACCCATAGATAGTAGCTGGAGGACACTGAGCTATTTTTTTCCCAATGTTCGCTATCACCTTCTTTTTCTGCAAAGTGATAACCTAGCGTTGCAAGGTACGGTTTCAGAGATGATGAATCAGTGGTTTTACGAAAAATAATTGTACTCTGTTCTGCTGCTGAGCCATCGCGGGCCTGGTATTTGAAATAATAATCATGGCTGATACGAGGGGCTTTTTTAATATCACTGTCCGTGATTATATGATATAAAATTGAGTCGCTTTGATTGTATCCTTCCCCCCTTTCGGCTTTAGATTGAATGCTACAAGTGGTTAGCTCAATCGCTACAAGCAGGATTAACAGAATGCCCAATACTCTTAAGATTACTTTTCTCATGGTATGCGAAACCCCCGGTATTCGTTCAGGATAGAGGCTTTATCAATGATGCGAACAATACCTGATCTGAAGTCAGTGAAGGGTGTTATTGCGGTCATAAAGCCTGGAAGGTTCGCTTTGTAGGGGGTCAGTGGAACATTTTCTATTGCAGGATCTGGAAACAATAAAGGCTTAAAACCTTTGTTCTTGAAATTACCTATAGGGCCATAGTGATCCCAGCGCCTTAGAGCTGCTTCTTTGCTGACTGGTTGGATCATATTGATATAATTCATCGGGCGTACCACACTGTAAAAGCCCAGTAGATCGGACACGAGGTCTTCACCACTGAACCCACTATCGGTGTACCAGCTAAACCAGGGCTGAGCCTGCCAGTTTTCGAAAAGGACGGCGGTGCGCATAACCATGGCAAGAAGAATACTGTGTATCTCATGCTGAGAGCGGCCTCGCTTAATATTCCAGCCAATATAACGCCCCGTGGCAAACTTTCCGGCCCGCATGATCTGTTCGTACTGAACCAGATAATAAGGTTTACGGCTCATCTCTCCCTGGCGGAATTTTGATAGCGTTCTGGTAATGTCACCACCTAGAGCATGTCCAAGGTCTATCCAACCAAGTAGCTCTGTATACATCAATCCGGTCACACCTTTTCTGTACTCGCTTGGATCGATAATCTCACTTCGTTTGCTCATTTCATTTCCTTATGATTATTCCATCGGACAATTTAATAAAATATTGCTTAACTTGTTAAGTCACGTATTTTTCCTGCTCACTGTATCAAATTTTGTAAATTATCCGTACCCATGTTTACCCGCGCTTACCCCTGTCTCTGACGGGGGTTTTCTTTCTGTTTTTCATCTATATCCTGGTGTGTGGCACTCAGACGTGAGCCGCCACTGGCCGTCAGGTTTGCCTCGCTGCTGACATAGCGTTCCTCACAACTGACGGCCTCCCCCCTCCCGGACTGGTTTCACGTCTCAACACTTATCGTTACGAGAAACCACAACATGAAAAAATTGCTTGAACTCCGCCAGCAAAAAGCCGCCCTCAAAACCCGGATGCATTCCATCATGGATAAAGCCACTGAGGAAAAACGCAACCTGAACGCCGACGAAGGCAAACAGTTTGACGAACTCCGCGCCCAGGCCGAATCCCTTGATACTGATATTTCCCGTCTGGAAGTGCTGGCCGATGAAGAACGCCACCAGCCGGGCAGGCCCGTTGACGGAAAGAATATATCCAACGATGCACTCCGCCATTATATTCTGACCGGCGAAACCCGCGCCTTATCCACGGCTGAAGGCTCTGACGGCGGTTATACCGTTATCCCTGAGCTGGACCGCGAAATCATGCGCCAGCTGAATGACGAGTCCGTTATGCGTAAAATCGCCACGGTCAAAACCACCAAAAGTAACGAATATAAAAAGCTGGTATCCGTTGGCGGCGCGGTGGTTAATCACGGTGAAGAAGGTAAGGCCCGTGCCGAAACCGGTACGCCGAAGCTGGAAGAAGTGAGCATTAAACTGTTCCCGGTTTATGCTTATCCAAAAACCACTCAGGAAATACTGGATTTCAGTGATGTGGATATTCTGGGCTGGCTCTCTTCTGAAATCAGCGACACCTTTACCGAAACGGAAGAAACCGATCTGGTGAACGGTGACGGAAGTAAAAAGGCGACAGGTTTTCTGTCTTATCCCCGTGCAGAGCAGAATGATAAAACCCGTCCTTTCGGCACGCTGGAAAAAATGGTTGTCAATGCCGTCCAGGCGGATGACCTGATTGATTTAATTTATAAGCTGAAGGCGAAATACCGCAAAAATGCGGTATGGGTAATGAGTTCGTCATGGGCTGCCGCGCTGCAAAAAGTTAAAAATAATAACGGTGACTATATCTGGCGTGACCGTCTGACTGAGGGTTCACCGGATACGCTGCTGGGCAGACCTGTTTATTATCTTGAAAACATGTCAGAGATAAATGGTGGCGTCAGTGAACCGGGCGCGGCTGTTATTGCCGTGGGTGACTTTAAGCGTGGTTATTACATTGTCGATCACACCACCGGCGTGCGAACCCGCCCGGACAATATTACTGAACCGGGTTTCTATAAGGTCCACACCGATAAATATCTGGGTGGCGGGCTGGTGGATTCCAGAGCAATCAAGGTGCTTGAGCTTGGCGCCGCGTCGGAATAATTGCCGGGGCGGTGGCCCCGTTATTGTTTATGGGATCTGACAATGAAAAATAATGATTATGAAATCCGCACCGCTGAACTGAGCACCGCCGATAAAAAGTTGGTGGGCTATGCCATCCGCTGGAACAGCCTGTCAGAGGTTATCTGCGATGAATTCCGGGAACAGTTCGCACCGGGAGCATTTAAGGAGAGCCTCGCCAGCGGGGCAGACTGCCGCGCACTGTATGAACATGATTATACCCGGCTGCTGGGCCGTACCACATCCGGCACACTGACCCTCAACGAAGATAATACGGGCCTTCGTTTTGAGCTGACGCCACCCGATACCCAGGCGGGCCGCGATGTGCTTACGCTGGTGGCGCGTGGCGATATTTCCGGCATGAGTTTTGCCTTCCGGGCGCTCAGTGAGGAATGGAACATTGCGACCCCGCCTTATATCCGCACCGTGACCGCCGCCGACCTGCGGGAAATTACCGTTACCAGCCTGCCCGCCTATACACAAAGCAACGTTGAGATTGCCCGCCGTTCCCTGCTGGCCCGTCATCCTGAACTGAACGGCCTGAACCCCGATATGCGCCGCCGTCAGGCCGAACTGGCGGGGCTGTGATATGTGGTGGCCTTTCAGCCGTAAAGCCGAACGACGCAGCATGACCATTGATGATTTTCTGGCAATGGCCGGAATACCCAATACCGGCTCAGGGGAGTACGTCTCAGCCGGTACGGCGGAGTCCCTGCCAGCGGTGATGAATGCCGTTGCGGTCATCAGTGAGGCGGTGGCCTCCATGCCCTGTTATCTGTACCGGGTGACAAATAAAAATGGCCGCGAGTCGCGGGAATGGCTGGGCGATCATCCGGTGGATCTCCTGCTGAATGAGCAGCCCAACGACTGCCAGACCGCCTGGCAGTTCAAACGTACCATGATGCGCCACTGTCTGCTGAACGGTAACGCTTATGCGGTTATCCGCTGGGGCCGTGACGGCCAGCCCTGTTCCCTTCATCCGTATCCGCCCGGTTCCGTGGTGCCTGAACGCACTGGCGAACATCGTTATAAATACAGCGTTACGGAACCTTTCACCGGTGCGGTGAGAACGTATCTTCAGGAAGAAATGTTGCATCTTCGCTATGCAACTGATGATGGCTTTCTGGGGCGTTCTCCGGTCACCATCTGCCGCGAAACGTTAGGGCTTGGTCTTGCCCAGCAACGGCACGGGGCCAGCGTGATGAGGAACGGCATGATGGCTTCCGGTGTGCTGAAATCGGCCGACTGGCTTGATGGGGCGAACGGCAAAAAAGCCCTTGATGCGCTGGAACGCTACAAAGGGGCCAGGAATGCGGGTAAAACGCCGGTTATTGAGGGGGGGATGGATTATCAGGCACTGGGTATGAGCAATCAGGATGCCGAGTGGCTGGCCTCCCGCCGCTTCACCATTGAAGATATCGCCCGTATGTTCAACGTTTCCCCCATCTTTCTCCAGGAATACAGCAACAGCACGTACAGCAATTTCAGCGAGGCCAGCCGCGCCTTTCTCACCATGACCATGCGCCCCTGGCTGGCCAACTTTGAACAGCAGGTTAAATCAGCGCTGTTGCTGGCGTCTCCGGTTCCCGGTGTTCGCTATCAGGTTGAATTTGATTCTGCCGATTTACTCAGGGCTAACCCGGCTGAACGTTTCAGAAGTTACGAAACGGCGATTAAGTCCGGGGTGATGTGTCCGAATGAAGCCCGTGAACGTGAGGGAATGCCACCGCGTGAGGGCGGGGACGAGTTCAGCCAGGCATGGAAACAGCATATTGAAGTGAAAAGTGCTGAAGGAGGCAACGATGGCGAGTGAGCTGATAACGCTGAGCGAGGCAAAGAGGCATTGTCGCATTGATGATGATTACGATTATGAAGACGCGCTGATACAGGCGTATATCGAGGCCGCGCTGGAGGTCTGCCAGAAGCATATCGGCAAGCGCATTCCTGAAGAGCAGGAATTTACTGCGGCGCTGAAGGTGGGTTGCATGATGTACGCCTCACAGCTGTATGAACACCGCACCACTATCAGCGAGGTGGAAAAGAGTGAAGTGCCGATGGCGATTTCCGCGTTGTGGTCAGTTTATCGTGATGTGGGTGTGTACTGATGCCGTGGCAACCCTTACGCCGCTGTACCGAACCGGGCTGTAATGTCCGGGTTAAAGCCGGTAAATGTGACGAGCATAAGCGCGAAGAGCGCCGCCAGTCCGACAGCCGGAGAGGAACGCGCACTCAGCGGGGTTACTCCAACCGCTGGGGCGAATACCGCCGACTTTTTCTTAAAGCGAATCCGCTCTGTGTTCACTGCCTTAAAGCCGGTGACTACACGCCCGCTACCATCGTGGATCACATCATTCCGATTAATGGAGAAGGTGACGTGCTGTTCTGGCCTGCCAGCAACCACCAGGCACTTTGCCAGACCCACCACAATCGCAAGACGGTACAGGTTGACCCGATGACCAAACAGAAGCGAATGGCTGGCGCATTCCATAAGCAGGAGGAAGCCGCCCGCCTGCGCAATCACTGGATATATGACTATGGCGACGAATGAGAAAGAGCAGGTTCAACTACTGGCCGGACTGCTGCGCCAACGTGACCAGTTCACTTCACAGCGTACCAGAGCGAACAGCCGCCACGCAGCGCGGCGCATGACTGAGCGTGACCGGGACATCAGGTCCGCATTCCGCAACCGCTGACAGCCCGGTCTGATGGGGTGGGGGAGGTTTTCAGGACAAAAGCCTCCCTTTCTGGAACCGCCCGCCCCCTCAAATTTTTACGCGCGGCATTTTTTTTAACAGCAGAAAGTCACAGGGAAACAACAAATTATGGCAAGACCGCCAAAAGCCCCCGCCTATCTTGATGAAATTGCGGTGGAGCAATGGGAAACAAAAGCGAAACACCTGGCGAAAAGAAAAGACCTGATGCCCGCCGACTGGAACAGCCTGGAGTTGTATTGCGTCAATTATTCAATTTACCGGAAAGCCGTTGCGGACCTTGCCGTGCGCGGGTTTACCGTGGAGGGGGAACGGGGTGCGGCAACCAGTAACCCGGCACTGAAAGCCAAATCTGACGCAGAGCGGATCATGATTAAAATGTCGTCGCTGCTGGGTTTTGACACGGTGAGCAGAAACCGTCACCCTGTCAGTACGGAAAAAAAAGATGGACTGTCAGCCCTGGAATAACTACGCCCACGGGGTTAAAACCGGTGTCATTCCGGCCTGTAAGCGTGTCATACAGGCAGTAAACAGGTATTTTTCTGACCTGAATGACCCCCGTTTTACCTTTGATACTGAGACGGTGGAGCGGTTTATGGCCTTTTCGGCGTTCTGTCCGCATGTCAAAGGCCCACTGCGTGGCCAGCCGGTGAAGCTGGAACCCTGGCAACAGTTTTCCTTTGCCTGCCTGCTGGGCTTCCGGGTAAAGGCGACCGGTCGCAGGAAGTACAGGAGCGCCTATATTCAGGTGCCGCGCAAAAATGCCAAGTCCACCGTGGCCGCGATACTGGCTTTATGGTTTCTGGTGATGGAGAAGGGCCAGCAGGATATCTACACCGCCGCCGTGAGCCGGGACCAGGCCCGTATCGTGTTTGATGATGCCCGTCAGATGTGCCTGTTATCGGCACCGCTGAAAAGTCGTCTGACCATTCAACAGCATAAAATGATTTACACGAAATCCAACAGCCTGCTGAAGCCGCTGGCCGCCAAAGCGGCGACCATTGAAGGGACCAACCCCGGCCTGGCGATTGTGGACGAATACCACCTGCACCCGGATAACGGCGTGTACTCCGCGCTTGAACTGGGCATGGGCGCACGGCCGGAAGGGCTGCTTTTTGCCATCACCACCGCAGGCAGCAATACCGTTTCAGCCTGTAAGCAGCACTATGATTACTGTTGCCGGATACTGGCCGGTGAAGAAATCAATGATTCTCTTTTTGCCCTTATTTACGAGCTGGACGACGAAAGCGAGATTGACTCCCCGTCGTTGTGGGTGAAAGCCAATCCCAACCTGAATATTTCCGTTGACGGTGACGCGCTGGCCGACACCATCCAGAAGGCCAGGGGCATACCCTCGCAGTGGGTGGAGATGCTGACCAAACGCTTTAACATCTGGTGCCAGGGGGCGACGCCGTGGATGGGAGCCGGTGCCTGGGCAGCCTGCAAAAGTGATTACGGTGAAGAAGATTTGCAGGGCATGGCGTGTTACGCCGGGCTGGATTTGTCCTCAACCAGCGATATTTCCAGCGTCTGCTATGCCTTTCCGTTTGAGCGTGAAATCCGCTTTCTGACCCGTCACTATCTGCCGGAAGTACAGTTAAGCAATGTCGCCAATAAGAACCGCGCCATCTACCGCCAGTGGGCCGCGGCTGGCTGGTTACGTATCACGCCGGGCGACTGTATTGATTATGACCGTATCCGGGACGACATACTCCGCGATGCTGAAATCTTCAGCATAAAGCTGGTGGGCTTTGACACCTGGAACGCAACGCATTTACGTACCCAGTTACAGGGCGCAGGGCTTGACGTGGAGCCGTTCCCGCAGACTTATCTTAAATTCAGCCCGGTGGCGAAGTCGCTGGAGGTGTTCGTTAACCGAAAAGTTATCCGGCACAACGGCGATCCGGTGCTGGCCTGGGCAGTGGATAACGTGGTGATGGAGAGTGACGCGAACGCCAATATCAAGCCAAACAAAAAGAAATCGGCCAACAAAATTGACCCGGCCATCGCCGCGCTGATGGCATTTGGCACCTGGCAGGCAGAGCATGAAGATTTCAGCTTTGATGTGTCCGAGGCACACAGGCAGCGCCTGGCGGCCTTCACCGGGATTTAACCATAGGACATGCTCAGGCGTTAATAAATAATGCAGGGAGTTCTTATTATTGCCTGTAACAATTTAATTGTTACCTGATGAATTTGCAGCCAAAAATGGTTGCCTGTTGTCACTGACTGGCATTATGATCATTACGTTACCCCATATCGGGTAGCCGGGTTTAGCAGCCTGAATTCACAACAGCGCACAGCCGCGCCAGCGGTTTTTGTGTGTAATGCACTGGCACATCTGAATTATGGTGGCCTGGGCAGGGGAGCCGCAAGGCTCGCCGGGTTCTGTTGTGACCGGTCTGCTAACCCTGTTCAGGTCACCACCCGTCGTTTAGCAGCGGCCTGTGGTGAATATTCAGCATTCACAACAGGGACTGTAGCATGATCACAACCACACTCCCGGAGCTTCCTTCAGCGCAATGCCTTGATGGGATGTTTACGGCAACCGATATATCCCAGCCAGAGCTACTTGATCAATGCCGTGCGCTGGTGTTCGCTATAACCGAACTTACCAACACCGTGGCGAGAGACTGTCTGATATGGATATTGATGGAGCGGGTTGAACTTCTCAGAGACAAAATGGATGAGGAGGTGATAGTCTGA